ATATATATAATTACTATGATAATGAATTACGTAGCAGGGTTGGGTGGCGGCAATGCCTAGAAGAAAAGTATAGCCTGTCTAGAAGGTATACTCGCGGCATATTTTTTCTTGTTAATTAAAAAAAAAAATACCGGCGGTTAAGCCGGTATTAGAATCACAGAGCCAGCATAATTCCTCTTGAACCGAGAATGGTTCTACCATCCTCAGTGTACACAGGATCAGCCACAGTGTACAGAGGTATTTTTTTATTTGGATATAAAGCTCTGTAAGCTGCTACATACATAGCCGAAACTATGTATATATTCTCAGGGCTTTCCTCGGGCAGAGGATCTATTCCTGTAATCTTTTTCTCGAAAACAGGAATACCCTCTATGGGATTGCCCTCATGAGTTTCGTTTTTGGCTGATGCCATACCGTAAGATGGGATTACCATAATGGGTTTTACATTGGCATCTGCTACCAACTTCCTAATTGCCGGATTGCTGTGACAATCTTCCTCAGCAATGATTGAAATTGGATGTGCTGTGAGATTGAATATCTTTTTCATACTATTTCTCCTTTCTCTCCATCAGGAGAGTTAAAAGTTAATGCAATCTTCGGTTGGATTGACCTTGATATCGGTTCACGCCTCCGATGATCAATCCAACCTACTGATTGCCTGGCTAGAAAGAGCATAGATTCGATTAGCTATGTTCTTTATCATAGTAATAATATATATGTAGAAACTCAAAATAATAGCCGGTAGCATAGTAAAAATGTGAAAAATAGGTGGGGGCTTGATGCCCCCACAAACAAATATAAATAACTGACCCGGTATGTTTCTTACCGAGTCCATTCTAGGAGGTTCACACCATGCCAGTAGTGTGTACATATTAGAGAGTTCATAGACGAACTTACTTTTTTGTCTATTGAAAGACATATATTATTTTTGCGTGATATAGGGACAACTGTATCGTACGATTGATTATTCTTAGGAGGTAATGCTATGGCTAATAAGCAAACAATCAAAGATGATGAGTTCTATGTCAAGAAGAATGATATTGATGCAATGAGACGTAGACCCACCATGTATGTTGGTGGTATTGGTGAAGTTGCAACAGAGCATCTTGTACATGAATTGATCGATAACAATAGGGATGAATGTATTAAGAAAGATTCACCCGGTAATATGATAAAGACAGTGATCACTGATACAGAGGTTACGTCTGAAGATAATGGTCGTGGTATTCCAACTAATATGCTGCAGATATTATTGGAGACCAATCAGGCTGGTTCTAATATGACAAGATCAGGTGGTAGTACAGCTGGTGAGAATGGCTCTGGTATCACATGTATCACTGCGTTGTCATCATATATGGAAGTCACAACATTCAGACCTACTGAAAAGAAGAAGATGACCCTCATCTATAGAGAAGGTGAAAAGGTTGACGAGATAGTTGAAGAGTACCATGATAAGAGATCTGGTTTAAAGACTACCTTCAGACCTTCGAAGAAGATTCTGAAAACAAATAAATTCCCTGTTGAGAAGATAAAGATATGGATTCAGGATTTCAATTACACATTGCCTCGTGGCATAAACATGATATACATAATCAATGGTGCAGAAGATCATGTAAAGCATAAAGAATTATGGGAATTCTTTGCGGATGAAACTCATGATGTTGTTATTCCTCAGGATGCAAGAATGTGCAATGATCTTAATATTAATTGTGAGGGCAACTTTGTTGAAGAACTTGTCAATGAACATGAGGAAGTGATTGATTCCGTTACTCGTCATTTTACACTTGAATGTGTTCTCACGTATGCAGATCCCGATAAGTATAAGGGTGAAGACATTCGTCATTCATGGGCAAACATGATCTACAACAGAGAGAATGGTGAGCATGTCAATGGTGTTCTGAGAGCATTCAATAAAGTCATGAAGAAGAAGCTTGTCAATAAGTATAAGAAGCTCGATGGAGTAAACCTTAAACGTGATATTGAAAATCATCTGTCACTGGTTTTAAAGGTATTCTGTGATTCACCCAATCTGTTCTCTGCTCAAGCAAAACAGGAAGTAATCTCTGCAGAACTCGGTAAAGCAATTGAAGAGACTGTTACTAAGAAGCTTGAGAGCATGACCGGCGGAGCTATAAATGAAATGGTTGATGTTATACATGGCAACTATCGTGCACGTATTGAAGGAGAAAAGATGCGTAACGTTGCTAAAGATGCTAAGGGTTTCAGATCATGGCAGAAACCTGATTCATTCTATCCATGCTCATCAGCCAAATCAGATCAACCAAAGGAACTGTTCCTTGTTGAGGGTAACTCAGCAGGTGGTGGTTTAAAGGCTGCTCGCAATGCTAAGTATCAGGCGATATTAACTTTCAGAGGTAAATCAAAGAATACTTGGGATTGTACTCTTGAAGAAGCTTTAAAGAGTGAACCCTGGTTGAATCTTGTTAAAGTTCTTGAATGTGGTATCGGTCCTTCATTTGATATAAGAAAACTTGCATTTGATAAGATCATCATAGCAACTGATGCTGATATTGATGGATATCATATCCGTGTTGGATTCTCATCATTCTTCATCAAGTTCCTTCCTGACATTGTTAGAGCTGGTAAGTTGTATATTGCTGAACCACCACTCTACAGACTCGTGGCAGGAAAGGATGTATACTTCGTTGCATCACAATCAGAATATATTGATGCATGTGTAAATTCCATCGGTAATATAGAACTCAATCTTCCTGATGTTAGACAGAAGGTATCTGCTGGCGATCTCGTGTCAGATATATTCGATTACCTTGCAAACTTGACTGATACAAGTATTACTCGTTCAACATCACCTCAGCTTCTTGAGTTTATTGCAGAAGGATTTATGAAGTATGGAAATACTGTTGAGGGATTCGAGGATAACATAGATGAATGGTTAGGAAATATCATTAAAATATATCCTGAAATAACGTATGATCATAAGATACATCAACTCAAAGCTGTTATAGATTTACATGATCATCTTGTTATTATTGATGATGATTTAATAGAACAACTTCAATACAATATCAATGCAATAAGGAAGTATGGTCTCATTGTTGAATATCCGGAAAAGAATACTGGTAGGAAGAAATCTGTAACTTTATCAAAGTTCTTCGAGGATGTCGAAAGATTCTATCCGACAATAAAGGATAGATACAAGGGACTTGGTTCTTCACCAGCATATGCATCTCGTGAAGTTATCATGGATCCTAAAACAAGAAGACTGCTCCGTGTTAGCATGGATAATCCAAATGTAAATACAATTATGGGTAATCTTGTAGGTAGTGGAAAGGAGAACATATCAGCACGTAAGGAAATGTTGATGAACTTCAAGGTTACTAAAGACATGATCGATAACTAATGAAATGACTGGAGGAAAATATAATGATAAATTATAATATCAATACAGATGTCAATGAGTCGGAATTTGAAGATCTCAAGGTTCTTGATTCAATCACTTCAGTTGATCAAATCTATAAAGCATTAGGCGATGTTATTCTTCTCGACAGATTCAAGAATAACTTCGACTATTTGTACAACAGAGTCGTTGATGTTGCTTCACTTTGCTGGAGCAACAAAGACGACAAGGGTAACAAACTCCAATTCACATTCATTAAATTCAAGAAGTCTCTTGAAGATGATATCACATATGAACTTCCATTGAATAGATTCATGATCAGTCTCGTATTCTTGAGAACAGTGATCAACTATCTGGAATACATAGATATCAATGACTTCTTACTCAAAGACTACATGTCTAAAAAGGCAAGAGTTAAGATCCAAGACAAAATAGCAGAGACGTTATCTTCATATGGAAAAACCATACGTGAGATCCAGGTAATAATGTCAAGAATGTCGTTGGATCTTAAAGAGTTATTATTGATATTCTCCATGGCTGATATGCAGGTATTCACTGCGGAGAATCTGTTTCTCGATCATTATCGTGATTCGAAAATCATCAGGGATATTAATAATACAGAATATCCACCAACCATGCAGACAAGTGAAATCGTTGAAGCAAATAAGGAAAAGTATAAATTGCTTGAAGCTGAAATGATTAAAAGAGGAAACCCATTCTTCTTAGCTGATAAATACACACCAATCCTCAAACCTAAACAGATGGAAGAGTTGTACATAAACTTCTCTCAGATTCCTGATGGTAAAAACATTGTACCAGTAATCATGAACGGTAATGGATTCCGTGCAGGTTACCATGATCTCCCGGTAATGTATGCTGGTGCCATTGCAGCACGTGTTCCTGACATCATGAATGAAGAATACATGGGATCAGCAGGTTACTTTGCTCGTAACTTATGGATTCTGACATATGGAACTCTATCAAGAACTGTATGGGATTGTGGTTCAGTAAATCCTATCCCGATAGAGATTGATGAGTGTATGCTTGAAATGATGGATGGACGATATTATCAGGAAAAGAAAAATGTTGGTCCATATAAAATCTTTAATAAGAAAGATACATCATTACTCGGAAAGAAGCTCTGGTTCAGAAGTCCTTGTACATGTAATCTGAATGAGGACTGCTGTCATGTATGTTATGGTACCAAGGCATTGAAGGTTGGAGACCTTGAGGGTGGCTTTATCTATACAACAGAATTGTTGACAAAGGATGTTGGTCAGAAAATTCTCTCTGCTAAACATCTTCTGAAAACCAATTCAGAAAAGATCGAGTTCTCTGATGGATATGAAAAATACTTCATCATGGAGAATTCAACACTCATTCCCACTGATGATAAAAAGTTTGATATATACTTTAAGGAAGATTATCTCGATAATATATCAGAAAATCTCACTATCTATATCGGAAAAGATATGTTCCCTATCGTTGTATCAAAATATGCATCCATTCATATTCCTGATGTTATAACTGATGCATTTAAAGAAGTTCTTGTGAACGACGAAACATACTACAAAATATCATCACACAAGGTACTTGAACTTGGAGAAGGAGTTCTATGTTCGATAATCCCAGTAAACATCATGATGACTGCACGTTATATGAACATCATGAAGATGCTGGAGAATGACATAACAAAGTTCAACACAATCGAAGATGCTGTAACTGAACTCGCACATCTTATACATGGTATTATACCAATATATTCTGTTCATGCAGAAATCATCATTGGTCATCTCGTACGTTCAATTGAGAATAAGCTCCTACGTCCCAATTGGACAAAACCTGATCCTGAATATCAGATAATGCGTCTCAAGACAGCATTGGCTAATCACGAATCAGTTACTGTTGCTCTTGCATTTGAGCAGACTCGTCATCATTTGTTACATGCAATATTTGATGAGCGTAACAAAATCAACCGTGTTGGTCCTCGTAGTTTTGAGGACTTTATATTCGGAGGAGAAAATCTATAATGGAGGGTTGATATGTATAAATTCTCTGTAGGACCTATATTCGGTAAATATCTCAAAACGAGATATGCCGTGATATCATCATTCGTTGGAGAAGAGTTTATTAACTCTTTCTCCAAGCTTGATATCTTCATAGATCTTAATACAATTATTCCTGTATTGGGATCATCATCTAAATTCTTACAGTCTTTGCCATTTGCAAATGAAGATGAGATCGAGAGTGATATAATTGAAAACACTCTTACAACTCTCAAACATTGGAAAGACTGGGCTTCAAACAAGTTTCAGGAAGTTAGGTTGTTCTTAATGGTAAATGACTTCGAGTTTGGAAAACTGCCTGAACGTGAAGTCATAAAATCATATCTGGCACCATATGCAAATAAGTATGATTCAGAAAGATATGCACAGTTGAATTATTATTGGACTGAATCAATGAAAAAGGTTGAAGTTGTTCTCAAGTATGTACCTAACTCATATCTCATTCGTTGTAATAGTTTGGATAACTACATCGTACCTAATGTAATTGATGACTATAAGACAAACGGAAGAGCCAGATTAATCATATCTGGCTCTCCCATAATGACAACATACATGCTTGAACCAAACACAAAAGTCATATTGACAAAGTTCAATCATCAGCTGTCAGATCCAACGATGATAGTTCAATCAGTATCAAACATTGATAATGATATCATGTTTACATTCATCCAGAACAAAGTATTTTATGCTTTACTCAATGCTGTGATAGGAGACTTTGGTAGAGGATTAATTGGTATAACACAACTCGGTATCTCGTCATTTGCAAATGATCTGTTAAGAGCATATGAACGTGGTGATATACCAAAAGATCCAAAAACTATTGATTCAGTATTACCAATCATCGATCCCAAGTATCATGATTATTTGCGTAAAGCATATCAGCTTATTGATATCGATAGTCATACACGAATGATCCCAACATCTGTTGTTGAGAAACTTAAAGCGTCACTAATAGATCTATATGATCTTGATGCTTTTATGAAGTTGAAAGTTGGAGATCTGAATCTGATGGAGTTGTTGTGATATGAAAGAATGGACAGACGAGGAATTAAAAGCATATTACAAACACATGAGTGAAGCAGGATATGATCCTCTATTATGTGTTAAGAAAACGGAACGGTACATCGATTTCTCAGGAAAACAAACATTCATCTATAAAGAATCATTAAAATTCATTGATAGAATTATAACTGAAGACAGATTCGTTGATCTTATCAAACATGGTGAGGTTTCCAAATTGGATGATGTAATCCCGATCCGAGCTGATACTGTTGTTGTATTGGCTCCATATGAAATTGATGCTTCCGTAAAGTTATTCTGGTTATATCCTTCAGGATGTAGATCATTGAATGACTTGTTTGAAAAGTATAAGGCAAAGATAAAAATATTAATGTGAATATATGATGGGGCTTTCGCCCCATCTATTATTCTTTATTTTTTAATATATATTATTTATATGACGATCGGCGAAAGGAAGTGATTCCATGGGAGAAATATACATCCCGGATACTTCGTCATCTGAAGTATTCTGCGGTTAAACACCAATCTGATATAAAAATATAAATGCACACCATATGGAATTTGATGAACAAAAGAACCCATTTAGATACCGATCGTCATATTATTAATCTCGTTAAATAATAATATGAAAAATAATGGAGGTAAAGGAAATGTATGAACCGAAAAAATTCATAAAGAATCTATTAATCAAAAAAGGTGTTGATATGTGTACAAACATATTGAACAACCAAACAGACAATTTGTATTTCTCAATAAATATAACTCAAATGATGTGGGGTTATACAACATTAGAAGAGATATTCCCATCTGTAGGATATCAATTGAGTTATGCGAACTTTGATGGTGTACCTCATAAGAGGAAATCTAACCCATCCAATGGAACTCCTATGACGAGACATAGAAGTGTGCTCAGAATGTATCATGGTTTACCAATATGGCTTGACATGATTCCTGATACAGTATCGGATAATCATCATACTGCAACAACAGGAAACTACTTCCTTCGTACATTCAGACATAAAAAGTTCATAGACAATATGAATCTTTTCATAGATAGGATGATCGCATATAATAATAAAAAGGACAAAGAAAGATGGGGAAGAATCAATCGAGCAAATGTATGTGGTAGAGGTGGATTTAGAGACATAAACATCAGAAAGAGAAGAACTTTCGATGACATCTTTATTCCAAAGAAAGATAAGGAATTGTTAATAAACTCATTGGATGATTTTGTAAATAAACGGCAATGGTATATCGATAACAACATCCCATATCATTTTGGAATATTGTTATATGGAGAACCGGGTACAGGAAAAAGTGTCATTACACAAGCTATAGCAGAACATTTAAAAGCCAAATACAATGTGCTCAATGGTGCAGACATTGGATGGCTTGAAGATTCATTATCAGAATTACAAGTTAGACCTGACAATGAATCATATTCGGTATTAGCAATAGAGGACGTTGACTGTTTCTTCTCTGGAGGTTACTACAACCACAATGGCGACTTACCCGATACTGATACTGAGATGCGTAAACGAAAAGCCAACCTATCATCGATATTAAATTGCATGGATGGCATCTATGCATCTGATAATATCATATATGTTCTCACGACAAATCATAAGGAGTATCTTGATCCGGCATTGATTCGTCCCGGTAGATGTGATATTCAATTAGAGATCAAGGGCGTGTGTGATGAAACATTCAGAGAGTTCTGTATGTTTCATTATAAAAGATATCCAGACAGAACTGTTAATATACGCAGACATACAACGTTTGCTGAATTGCAAACGGATGTCATGAGAGGATACACTATCGAACAGCTCATCGAGAAATTGGAGGTTGACGATGATTATCCGTAAAATGATAAAAATGTCTCATCACCATGACGGTGATTATAGAATCATTCGAGAGATTAAGGATTACTTCCTTACAAGATTCTATTTGACATTTGAATTCTCATCTCTCGAAAAACATGACGAAGTACATATTGCTTTCTCAATACTGATGACAATCGACGAGGTTTACTGGTTGCAGAATCGTACGAGTGAGCATATGGATAAATTTAACAACACATTTACTGAAGCTCTCGGTAAATATGTCAGGAGGTATTTAGTATGAAAAAGTTTGCAATTATAGCATTCATAGTAACCATCGTATCCGCTTTAGTGGCTTATCTTGCTTACACATCAAAGAATGATATTCTTGATGAAGAAGACGACGATGACTTTGGAGAATTCGATGATGACATGTATGAAATCATGTCAAACGATGAAGGTGACGACATCGCAGAGTGTTCTGATTCCGATTTCTAATCTAATATACTTTAACTTCGTATATATATTATTAATATGGATGAAATAAAGAACATCATCCATATTAATAATATAAAAAGAGGAGTTAAAGAAGAAAATGGAAAGAACAAAGGAGATTAGATATTTCGAAAAATTGGGAATAAAAACAGATAACATTCCCAGGAATTTTCTGACAATAAACCCGATGCATGATTCGGGTTTCTTAATTCGAACACCAATTACTTTTACGATTGGTGAAACAGATCTCAAAAAGATCATGGCATTTATTAACTCACTGGGGTTACCAGGTAGAAGGCTTATAAAAGCCCTCGTAAGATCGATAAGGGAATTGCCATATCTTGATGAGGTCAAGAACAATTTCTGGGTTGTTGGTTACACCCCGGAAGACGTAATAAAGTATGCACAGGGCATACTCATCGACACAATGAAATACAATCGAGTTCCGGTCATACCAATAACCGAACTCGATAAAAACAGCGTCAAAAACTTCATAAGATGTTTCGGTGGCATCAGAGGAGTTCAGGCACTGTTTACAGAAATCTTAACAAAGACCGTTGAGGAATTCCGCAGAATAAGAAAAGCAGAAGATGTCCTCAACAATGATAAAATAGAATCCGAGATATCTTCTGATCAGCTCGGTTCTGTACCTTTGATCAGAAGAGTAATAAAGAAACAGTGTTTCACTTGTAAGCACTGTTATACCGACGGATATGGAGATCATATTTGTCTTAAGAAGCCCAGGCCGATACCTGGAAAACTTACCGTTACAGAAGTAAACGAATTATACCCTTCGGCAAAAGTTTACAACTGTAACCTGTTGAAATCCCGTTATATCTTGCATGAAGTGCACTCATGTGAAGATTATAATACACGGGTTTATTAATTAAAATTGAATATAAACGCTAATAAGTCTTTGATTGCATAACGGACAAGCTATGAGTCATTGATAAAGCCACCGTAGGCAAGGTGGATGAAAAATGTTTAGAGAATATAATTGAGGGCGTACAAGCCCTCAACGAATATTCTTTTTTGTTTTTTATAGTGTCGAACGCTTTCATAACCTAATAAAGAAAGGAGCTGTTAATATGGCAGCACGTGATCCAAAACAACCTGTGTTGTTTGATCTTGAGAATGGGGATTCAGTTGCACTGATTCCTTGGCAATATGTAGTGAGTAAATTTAATGATATTCTTAACCCAATAAACAGTGATCTCGAAGAAATCAATAAAGATCTCAATCGTTGTGCTGAAAAGATACACAAATGGGTTGAGGAGCAAAATCAATAATGGAGGTGTTCAAAATGGCAGATAATAATACAAATAATATCGAGGAGTGTTTCCGTCGCTTAATAGATCTTGTGGATCAACAAAGACAAATCATCCATCGTCTTACGGAAGATCTTATGGAACTCAAACATGGTAGCGGTGGCGGTGGAACCGGAAATGGTTTTGAAGTATATGAATCTGGAAAAGAATATAAACGTTATCAAGCGCTTATAGATCCGAATACAGACATAGCATATCTCGTCGTTCCTTATAATGGTGGAACATCATACACATCAGTCACTGTTCAACAGGATTGCGCTGATGGTAATCTCAAGCTTCTTGGTTACGATTCTCAGATCGTTACATTCGATCATTCACCGACACCAACAGAAGTCAATGCATTACCCGAGAATGTTACTGTTGTTGAATATAATCCTTCCGATACACCATATTCGAACATTCTAACGAATGACAATGAGGATTAATTTTTTTTATAATTAAATGAATAAGGGTGGTGAAATAATATGGATACAGATTTTATCTTATATAAAGATATTATATGGAAACCTCGTAAATCATTTGAATACACAGGTGAAGTAGAAAAATTCTCTCTTGCACCAGGAACATATCTGTTCGTTGCAAATGGTGCAAAAGGTGGAGATAGTACATCAAATGCATTTAAATCATGGGGTGGTACGACATATGGAATACTTGACCTGGATCATGAGCAAACTTTCTATGCTGCCGTGGGAGGAAATGGTGAAAATACATCAAACACCAATGAACGTCCAAAAGGCGGATTCAATGGTGGTGGAAATGGCGGTTTAGCTGCAACCAGAGACTATCAGAATGGAGCTGGTGGCGGTGGTGCATCCGATATACGTATTCGAAATGATGGTATCATTGTAATTGACGACAAAAAGACTCATACGCTACCCGAAGGAATTGAAGAGGTTGAATACATTCAATCTGATGGTACTCAGTATATCAATACAAATTTCATTCATAAATCAGATACAAAAATAGAATGTGTTTGTAGTGTATCAAATAATGGCGGACGCAGTTATCAAGCATTATTCGGATCACGTTTTCCTCAGCTTGTATTATTCACAAGATTTGAAGGCGATAGGATAAATTTCGCAGTTGCATCATTGAATGACTCACAATCACGCGGTCCTGCTATGACATATGATCAAAAGGTAAAAATTGTCGTTAATAAAAACAATGTCACCATGTATGATATGAATGATGTTGAAATATTAACATATACAAACCCCGCAACACAGGTTGATGGTGCGTATCCGTTATTACTATTTGATCTTAATCATAACGGCAACCCCGATAATAGTAAAACAATTGCGAAAATATATTCATTCAAAATAATGAATAATGATGATGTCCTGGTACGAGACCTAGTTCCTTTTAAGAACGCAGGTGGCGTTGCAATGGATACGTCCGACATTGTTTTTGAACAGGGTACTATATATACAACTGGAGATAATTATAGTTCGTCAAGAGTCCGTTCAGTAGGATACATCGATGTGGACACTTCTTATCCATGCATGTCTGGATTATCAAATGATCTCCAGGTATCAATAATGGAATATGATGAAAATAAGACATGCATTGTTGATGGTCCCTGGCAACCTGGTGGAACGATATCAACGTTAAATGCGAATACAAAGTTCGTTAGAATTGTTTTGCGTTATTCCAATGATGCAAGCGTTACCCCAGCGGCAGTTACTAGTTTCTCACTCAATAAATACCTGACTGCTGATCCATCTGGCTTATATGATGCCGTTGAAGGAAAGGTATATACCAAAGGTGCCGGTAATAACTTCACGATTGGTCCTTCAGTGATAAGGAGAATTGATTCCGGTTTGTATTCGCGAATATTTGTTGCTGGCGGCGGAGGAGGAACAGGATGTCAAACCAACAATAATTCATATCAAGACTTCTTGTCATTCGGTGGTGGACCTGAGAGTGGATGGGTCGTTGCTGGTAGTAGTGCAACATCAACCAACTGGGCATACACACGTGCAAATCAAACATCAGGTGCTTCATTCGGTATAGGTGCTAATGCACAAGATAGGACATATATTTGGAATACAGCATTTGGAATGGAAGGTCAATCCGGTGGTGGCGGAGGCTGGTATGGCGGATATGCTTTAAGAGGTTTACAACAATCCTCCAGCAGCTACACTGCTTCAAACGGTTCAGGTGGAACTTCCTATGTATTGACAGAATCATCCTATAAACCGGACGATTATATGTATGGCGTTGAGGATCTAATACCTTCATTATACTTCCGAGATTTCATGATGTTGCCATGTCAAGCATTCAACGGTCCGTCAATCACAGTGTATGAAAAAGTTGACAATATATTCACTGGTAACATATTGCATGTACCATACACTGGTGAAAAACAGAAAGTCTCATTACTTCCAGGAACATACCGTATCAAATGTTATGGTGGTGATGGTGGTGTACGTTGGCATGCATCCCATACAGGTAAAGGTGGCTATGCTGAAGGAGTCATGAATCTGAAGAATGTAACAGATTTGGATTGCCGTGTTGGTTCATCATCATATCTTGTTGGCTTGGGATCTGGTTCCGCTACACATGATTCTATATTCAACAACAGAATGTGGTTCAATGTTAAAATGGGTAGTTATGCCAATCATCTATATGGTGCAACCGCTGGTGGTGGTGCTACAGATATTCGTTTAACTGTTTCATCACATAAAGTTCCTGATGAATATGATCAGATTGAATATATAGAATCGAATGCTACTCAGTATATCGATTTAAATTATTACTTCAATGCATCCATATCGAAGTTTGAAGTTGTTACTTCATTAAAAAACCCAGAATCGATTTCACCCGCACCCAATTATCAAGTTTTATTTGGTCAAAGAAGTCCTGGAGAATCGATGATGTTTTTGCTTTTATACCGCGATGCAGGTGTCAATAGAACCGTACTTGGTACTGATGGATCATATACGTATGGAGAAGCAATGCCATATGATACTAAAATTCGTATTGTAGCAACAGCCCAAAATATATTTGCATGGTATGATATGAATGGTTCGACCATTGGCTCCATGAGTCCCGGCAGTTATTCCTTTACTTCACCATTGCATACATATCTCTTTGGCTTTAATGAAGATGGTAATCATTCAACATTGTCACGAGCAAAAGTTTATTCCTTCAAAATCTATGAAAATAATGTACTGGTGCATTGGTTTGTTCCAATCAAATCTAAACCTGAAGCCGAAGAACAATTGATCGGAATGTATGATCTTGTCGATGAAGTTATAGTAACATCACCAATAGGCGATCCGTTTGTTTGTGGTGATGTTGTTGAGAAAACAGAGTATGAAGACGAACAAGAATCAGCATTATCAAGAATTATAGTTGCCGGTGGAGGCGGTGGCCAAGGTGCGAATGATCTGTTGGGAGGAAATGGTGGCGGTCTCGCAGGAACATCATTTAGAAACGGCGGTTATGGTACAAACAACGGTCCTGGAACCCAAACAGGAACACCCGCTCAATCTGCTGCCGGTGGAGGCTTCGGATTTAATGGTGTTGGCACTTACTACAATGGCGGTTATGGAGGTTCTGGCGGTAATGGTTGGTTCGGTGGTAATGGTACCGAAGTTGATGGTTCAGGTGATGATGATAAAGGTGGATCTGGTGGATCTGGATATGTGTTAACAGAATCATCATATAAACCGACAGGTTATATTCCCGATTCTCAATATTGGTTGACAGATACTCAGTTAATTACTGGCGGTAATCCAGTTCGTAATATGACATGTATTGAAATAACAGCTGAGAGTGTTTCGGCCGTATATGTCATAGCACAGGATGAATATTCGTATAAATCATATAACACAGATACAAATACTTGGGAATCAATCGCGATTTCCGAATTAACACCGGAAGCATTTAATGAATATGGCGTTAGTAGTGGATCAATTGTATCCGATGAAGGATTGATGGATGTACACAGATTCTACGTGTATGATAGATTCAATACTGGTGTTGATAAAATAAGAGGTTTGGTTATACCAACAAAACAACATGTTCAGTTTACCGAGTATTCTACATTGGAAATATTGGATGATCTATATGATGCTGATTGTGATGATAATGTTGATATAAACCTCGAATATACAATCACAGGTATTGCCGAAAACAGAAGATTGAACATGGATTTATCATTTGATATGTCAGATGTTCCATCTTCCGATACAACGGTTTACATAGTACAATTCAAAACAAGGGCCAAACCAACATCATACTACTATCCAACAAAACCTGAAAAGACAATAGACAAATTGGATTTGTTACGTGTTGGAACAGGAGACATTGTTCCAAATAGGTATAAGACCCATATAGGAAGTTTTATGCCGGATGGAGTAACCGCAATAACATCGGTAATGAATTCTTCATCATGTGAATACAAACGTAACATCTATACTGCATCATTGTTAAACAACTCTATCATCAGAATCACAAGATTCAATATAATTGAAAATAAATCATATATCGTCAGAGATAATATACCTGTTACAGTTCTTGATCAATCAAATACTGCATGTACAGGTGGTAGTATTCTCGTTGATGATGAGTATATTTATTTAACCAATTCATGTATGCTAAATAGAGAGTATCTCATCAGAATTCTTCGTGTACCCATAGATCCTTTAAAGCCATATACTACATACAATTCTCCAGCTTCTGATACAAATTACAATGTTAATGCGTATGGAAGAATGGAATGGGTTTCACCAACAATGATACTATTGTTGACTCAATATGGTTTTGTAAGATTTAATACACTCACAACATCATTTACATTTGTGCCTGATACTGATACAAACGGTGGACGACGAAATGAGATGTGTGTTGGTAAATATACTGTTTTGACATTTTGGGAATCGGATGAATGTGTTGGTCCACGAGTATATGATAAAACATCTCTTACACGTATATCATTTCCTGGATCACCATGGGATGCATATGAGCCTGGTACAAAATGTATATGTTATGATGATGGAAAGTTTTATCTAACACAGACGGGTCATCTGTATATAATTTCCGATAATCCCGATCATGATGTAAGAACTCCCGATGAACACATACTGACACCTTACACATCATATCAACCAAAGACAATATCAGTGTCGAACGGTCTGATCTATATAACAATATCCGGGAATGTATCCACACTATACATATACAATATGAAAGTGAAACAATGGATATCAACCGCGTTGCCATTCAACACTGGCGCAATGGATAATAGATCATGGTATCGTCCTGCAATTTTTAAAGGTTTCTTCTTTATAGGAAATCTCAAACTATATGTCGCCAACTTCAATAACTATACAAAGTATAAAGTTGGTCAAAAAAGTAACGTGTTAATGATACAAACTAATGACACTCATCCTGGATCATATGTGTATGATGAGAGATTTATAACAATTGACAATATAGGTATTCATTTTAATACTGGATATATTGAAAAACAATTGATGAACATTGATGGATCAGATCATATATATCAATCGGAAGATTTCATAAAGAATTCTGAATATAAGCAGATTATATCATATGAAATCACAACAACTGGAGAGGAGGAAGATGATAATAATGGATAAAAATAAACAATTCGAAATGATTCAGAAATTTGCAAATACAATGAAATCAAAAAATCATGGTATTTCAAATATCTACATTTTCGAATCAACAGATGAATGTGGTAATGTTACTGGTGTTAAATATGGAATGAATCTGATGACAAATACAGGTTTTAATGCAATATATAAATCAGGTAATGCTTTTGAATTATCCGATACAGTTCATCTTTACGTTGGAAGCGGTGTTTCTCAATTTGATAAAACGACATCGTATATTGAAACACCATTGTTTGGTGGCCTTGCGGCCACCAACGAAACAACAACCAAGGATTATCAATTCCCGATTATATATTCAAAAGGTCTACAAGCTGATACGGGAATCATCACACTTGTATCAAGTTTTGGTAAGGTGTCATATCCTACCAATATTTCAAACTATGATACCGATACACTAATAACCGAATACGGCATAGGTACCAACCATAACAGTTTATGGACACATTCGCACATATATAACGATCGTGGAGAAATGTCTCAAATAACCAAAAAGAAAAATGAGAAACTCACGATATACATTTATATGTGCTTATCATTATATGAACATGTCATAATGAATTCTTGGAGTAATAACATTTTTCCAATAATAACTACACCGGCAATAATGTTCAATCGAATGTTCGAAACAAATCTCATGACATATAAACGAGGAAATGTTCGTGTTGTTCGTAATACCGGTGTTCAACATACATGGGATGATACATCAGGTACTAATATCGTTAATACAACAACGAGTGGCTCATTCACATTATGGAATCAAGAAGGTTCTGAACATGGATACATTGATGGTTTCATTTATGATTCACTTAGTATTTCAATTATATCTCCCGAAACATTGTCTCAACCAGAGTCTTTTGTATTAACGGCTTTCACATCAGATGATATGACAAAATCATCTGGATTCTCTGATAAGATCGGTAAAAACATAACTGATGCAAGCACATATAATGCAAATCAATATCCCCCGTTCTCATCAATGACTAATCTGGAGGTTTACACCTTCAATTATCATACAGGCGAATGGGATAATCCTTGTCCATTTTCAAACGATGACAATATGTCATATACGAATGTCGGACTGGAGACGGGTTATTACAAAACGATGTACTACTGGTCAAATGGACAAATACAGACTGCATATTTATATCAAAACATTGATACAGCAAATCCAATATTGAGTGTTAATCAAGGTCATGAAATGTTGATTGCTTGTGACAAGTATTGGGACCAGGATACTTGGATAACAATAACCAATTTCAATAACATTCCGGTTGAAGCAAGAAATTGCCGTTATTGGATCTCATCATCAAATGCATTAAGTATCATTCCAACTCGTTCAACAACACCGTTTGTATTACTTGATTCTCCTGGTGGTACGAATGGATATCAAACATTCCCTGCATCGGTATTCAACCTCAACAAAGGTAGCATATATCAAAGCGCTACTAATACGGGCTATAACTGTATAACGGTAGGACGACAGATATGTGCTCTTAATAGACAAAGATCATATAACATACCTTCTGATACATCTTTCTACGATATCGATTTGATGTCATATGGAAAATGGTTATTCTTGTTCGACACTTCAAACGACGGCACTATATATACTATAGATGTCAGTGGTCTTAATGACAATACTCCTGATATATCAGTTTTATCGGTTAAAAAGTCTCTCGGTTTCTCCGGTAATGTAAATTCATATAATCAAATATATAGATCAACCAATGGAAATGGTTTGTTTACATTCCAATCATTGAATACGTCCGTTAAGGAAACGGTAATAATGAAAGTAACTGACTCAACAATATCGGTTGAGACACATCCATGGGTACGTGCATGTTGTTTACATGGTACAACAAAGATAGCTTATATTACTGCAACGGATAGATCCACTATTCACTTATATGACACAACATATGCAGCTGATATAGGAACTATCACTCTTCCATCGGGATACACGGTTGCCGCAATGTTCGGTAATGTTGATCATCTATGGTTTTATGATGGTAATACTGTTGCATATCATGTTGATATATCAAATTCATCATATACATTGGATTCATGTAATTCGATGTATATTACAAGCCTGGCAGATTCATACAGGATAAAAGCATCATATGTGAACGATGTTATCATGGTTTATGACTCAAGATCGAATGATAAAACCATGTCACATGTATTTTATATCACACATGACAACCCTACAAATATTCGAAACATGTCACCGTTCGATTCAAATCCAAGTATTATAGATTTGGGAATATTCAATTGTGAAATAAAGTATCTCAATGGTCACACATTGGTTGCTGTAATAAATATGGCTGGTCTTTACTATAGGCAATATGGTGCAATGTATATATGTGATCTCGGTAGATACATTAGAACCAATACAGTCTACAAAAGGTTTATTAATGCATCTATCACAGCAGGTCTTGGAATGTATTTGTACGGTGAATATTTGTTTTATAGTAATGGACAATATCTTTTCCCGGCAGTTAATAGTATACCTATAACTGTCAAAGGTAAAACAAAAACAATCACAACATTCAATCATACAAAGAGCATATCCAATAAAGCATTCAATGTAAGTTTTACAAATAATCCGTTATGGGGATATGATATAAACAATGGAAAACCACCCGGACATCCAGCACCCATATTAAACGCAAATGGACAAATCATAGGTTGGAGTTGATGATATGTCAGGAACAATATCGAATGCAAAGGAAATATATCATAAACTGCCACGTGATACTTCAGGTAATTCATCTTTGGTACCTGTTAGAGGAGTTTATGTAACAGGCGAATACAAACCGCCGATATACACAGACCCATCTCTCAATCTTTTAAGCATCACCACCAACAAATCAACGGTTGAAGACTGGGTTGAAAGATATGTTACTACAACGGATATTAAGACAACCCATCATCTATATGATGTATCCGTTGATTCTACATTCAGGATTGATAATTATACTACTGCTAATATGACACCACAGACTGATCATACCACACATCATCTATACGACATTTATATGGATCCAACGTTCAATATAGAATCTTATACCACAGAACAACTTACTCCCCAAGTCGATAAAGCTGGTCAACACTTGTATGATTTTACCATAGATTCAGATTTTGAGATATCATATAAATCGGCAATTATTGGTGGAAGTCAACCTGAATCAACATTGCGTATAGTGGAATTATCTGCTGGGGCAGCAACAATTATGAATATATAAAGGAGGTATGTGACAATGAATTACATGTGTCCGGATGAGTTAAATGAATTCTACAGAAAGTGGAAAAGTGTTCATGGTGATACTAAACGAATAGACAATCACAATGTCTATTTCTTGAAGACTGTTGATAAAGATGGTAATGTAACTGGCGAAGCTTTTGCATTGAATGTTACTCTAAAAGAGTATTTTCGTGCAAGATTTTCAACAGGATCTTCAATACCTAACTATCAGCACATAAATATGTGCATCATTGGAAATGGTGTATACGCCGATTCAGAAGATGTATCAACAACAGATACTGGCATGAGGGCACAAACATACACCGGTATGGCAACATTTACACTTTCTGATATGACTCGTATTGATGGATCTACAGTTCGTTGGGATCCTGATAATGGGGTTCTATGGGCCAATTGTAAAGTATACGAAGGTTATTTTGATTATGTTTTATCGGGTATATCTGGCGATCTCGATATCACCGAAATCGGTCTCGGTAATGTATATCGTGATTACCGATACCTTTATACACATGCGTTGTTATATGATAATGAAGGTCACCGAACGACATTTACAAAACATACTGGTGAAAAGCTCATAGTCACTGCATATGTACGCATTTTCCATAAGCCTGAACTTGAAACGAGAATGTGGAACAAAGGATATGCATTTATGTGGAATCCTTGGGCATGTATAGGATTTGGTGAATCAAATGGTGGAGATTGGCATTATGCATCAGGTCAAGTAAATGCAGTATGTTCAGGAATGATATCATCACCGAGATACATAAACTATGGAGGTACTGGAAACAGGATAAATTATTATGACGATGATACATCAAGTAGAGCGAGTATCATATGTAAGAAGGTCGCATCTTGTTTAGATGGTACATGGGATGACACCAATCAAATCTCAACACGAAGCATTGCATTCACTGATGTGAACTCGCTTATTGAATCAAAAGATAAATACTATGATATGTTCGTTGCAGTATTTCTGAATTCATACTACACGACATCTGCTAGTATGAGTTATTGTTCTCAAGGTGCAATATTCAAACCAATCGAACTACCTTCTCCTGAATCAATAGAACATGATTGCGTATATTGTAGGAGTATCGCTTCCGGTGATGTTTCTGTTAATTTTGGATATGTTCAAAACTCAAAATTTGATGCACGAGGAACTCTTCCTGTTGCAAATATGAATGTCTCATATGTAAAATCATATAATGGTTTAACACATGATTGGGATATTGAAGAAACATTGACGAATGGAAACAACACAACCAACCTGACAATGTTCCAATTGTATCCTTGGTGTGGAATATATATGTACGGAAAATACAAGACTGCCGACAGTATCGAATGGGGTAGACAATTCGACAGAATATATGCAAATCTATACACGGCATACCCTATTACATCTTTTGATACAACAGCCGCTATTTTCTGTACTGACACATATTGGGATACAACATCATGGGAATATATTCCTGATAATAAAAACGTGTCAGTATCTCAAGGAACGAAGAAATATTATATACGATATGATGGTTCATCCGGTATATCACCAACAGCTGGTCCATCAGCTAATCTGGAATATAAAGCACCGATGTTGGTTACACGTTCTGGTTATACGATACCAACGATCACAATCGAACAACCTGTGACGTTATCGAATATAGATCCATATAGCAACGGTGCTGCTGGCTATTTTACATGGGGTAACGCAATAATGATGACTTTTTATGGTACGTGTGGAAAGCGAGTCCACTTATCAAATGATGAAATGGGATACATATATATGTCAAATAAGATATACTATCCCGATCTGGGTATGTCATTTGATATAGTGACATCAGGTGGTATAGGAAACTGTAAAGAACCAGTACCAACGTTAAGATTCACCGAACCAACAGGACACAGAGTACTTCAAGTATTTAGATCCAGTAATAACGGTAGTTATTTTACACCGCAACTATCAAAGGTATCAGTATTTGATATACCATCTGCAAGTGAATTGGAACAAGATCCAACATTGACTCCGACAGAATACATTGTTGATGTCAGCTCTACGTTCCCAGACAATATTCAATATGACAGCGGAACAAATTTCCGAATAACTTCTACAGAAACAGGTTATGTTATATTCTCAAGCCCATCTAAAGCATATGTCATAAATCTAAACGGTAGAGCTCCTGATTATGAACCTTACGCTGAAGCAATAAACTATCCATGGACAAGTGAACCGAACACTTCTAACGTATATGCAATAAAATATACAAACAATGCTGTTATGATTGATTATAAATTATCAACTGAAACAGATTACGTGTTTACGATATTCAGTCTTGATGATGGTTCAGTAGTTGACAGATTCACTTTACCAAAAAACATATGGAATGCAAATTCGGGTTATATAGACTACATAGTTGGTTGGAAGGGATATTTATTCATAACAGGACCTACAACGTCGTCATGGGATGGTGAATGGCAATGTATGATATATGATCCAACGAGACCTGCTGACAATAGAGCATTTAGTCCTGGATGGAGTTCTGATATGTGTAAATTCATCGCACCTGGATCCGACGTAAATAGTGATACGACGTATAGATGGAATAGGTTAATTAATCCCCATATCTATGGTGATCAATCATGCATAATATTTTCACATCGAGTTGGCTATAATTGTAGTATATATTACATAGACGATTCAAACATATCATCCATCATCAATATTACCGGAACAATTGGTGGACTTCCGCACAATAGTAATTATTCTGGTAATACAGTATCTGCGACGGTATTATCATTTAACGATAATAAGCAAAGACTTCTTTGTATAAACACCAATTATTTTAATGCGGATAACAATTGTCTATTCATGGATTTGAACTTAATCCGTGATACAAGACGTGGTCCTACAAGTGTCAATATATCGTCCGCCGCAATTCCAGCAACTGTGCCATACGTAACGTCAGGTAGTTATTATCTTACCAGCACGTCATATAGAACATTATGTACGTACAAGGGAAAAGTCGTTATCTCTGATTACACCAATACGTATCATTATAATAGTAATAACGACTTTGTGGTTGATACAGCCAATATGCATAGGTTCGTTGATCCAAACTCACTCATACAACACAAAATGGCTGGAACAACTACAACAATCCAAGCATATAACAATCCAAAACGAATCTATGGCATCAACAATATTACTCTTAAATATATTAATGATGCTGAAAAATGGTATCCACCTGAAGAATAACAAAGAATTATATGGGGGCTTTGCGCCCCCATATATCTTATACAATATTGATCACAATGTTATCATCTTCAAGGATAAACATCTCTGGTGTAAAGTTCTCTAAACGAGATTCACCATTTTCATATCTACCCATTTCTTCAAGCTGATTCCATTTAAGTTCTATGGCCTGCGTATTAGCATCTTTGTAGTATGATGTATCATCCTTCTTGTTAGTATACCAACCTTTGAACTTCATCCATGCTACATTATCATGTGCTTCCATCTGTTGAATGAGATGTGAAATGTAGATGTTGTTATCCATATTGGTATCTCTATTTGGAGAATGAACTGTTGTGATTCTATTGAAGTATGATTTAACGATCAATCTGAGTTCATTAATAGTGTTCGTAGACAGACTCTTATTGAATAACCTTACATCGAATTCAAGCTGAAGATTTAAACTTGGCCAGAACTCGTCGGGACTTGTATCAGATACATATGTACGAGATTTACCATATGTGCCGATGAGCTTGCAATCAAGATAATGATTTCCATCAAGTCTCTTGAATATAACAGGTTCGATTGCTTTATGTACCTGAGTAAATGCGGATACAAAATCAGCAAATCTGTAACGTCCATCATTATCAACAGATGTCATCAAAGATGATTCAACGAATGGTACAAGCTGGATCTCTATACCGCCGTTGACATTTACAGTTGTATCACCGAATGTTGCATTTACATTCATGACATATGAGTTCAATGTATTGTACATGACCATCCAGTCCTCGACGTCTGTATATGATGTCATTTCTGTTATTGTATGCAGAAGTTCCATGTATGTGGAGAACCATTTAGGACGATCAAAGTCAGACATTACTTCATCATATCTCTTACACAACATTGAGAACTTTATGAGATTCTCATTTGCAGCCTGTTTAAATATCTCAAATGATACAACTGGTTCGGGATCAATTATCTTGTCATATGCTCTGTTGTAAGCGTATTTAATCATAAAGAATAGATTCGTTGGTGATGAAGGATTTTCGTCAACCAATGCCATGTAATCTTTGTACAACTGATATTGATCTTCTGTGGGTTCTGTTGTATCTTCGAACTTAACAACACTACGCATTTCTTTAAGCTCCTGAACCAGTGAAAGATCATCCAGCATATATTCATCCACGATCTTGTATCCTGTGAAATTGCTGTCAGAAGATACTTCCGAAGGTCTATCAGGATTCTTGGTTTTCATCAATACTGATATCTTTATCTGTGGATCAGATGCATCTAATGATACACTTGTTGCTACGTTTGTAGGTATCCAACTACCACCGCCATTATATACGGATGAAATGTTGATTCTGTTATCAATGTCAATGAGTTCGTTGAGTGGATACATTGTAACCTGATATTCATATGAACCATCTGATTCACGTTTAACAGGTTGCATCTCAACATATCCTGTTTCAGAACCGTTCACAAGAGCATGTGCAACGACACGCATGTAGTTTTCATCCATTGGGAATTCATCGGAGTGTACATAGAACAAAGGTGTGTTTGCAGGAATATCAGAAAACTTTACACGATAATATGAATATGATCCGGATTGAGGTGCCGGTTTCATATCAGCATACAGAATTATTCCTGTTGGGCCAACATTATTGAAGTCACATTCATAAACACCTTCCTCTTCATTCCTTACCCAAGTATATGTTGGATTTGAAGGATCTGGTGAAGTGCTTATGTAGCCGGGGGAATAAATATTTGCAGCATTCGATATAGCATAAGACACATGTTCTGTTACCGGATCACCACTACTGTTTGTGATATTGTAATATACGTTGATATATATCGTTGGCTGATAACTCTTTCCCAAACGAACGAGTTTATTTTCACCAAACTTTTGCAAGTCTGTTTCTGATACTTCACCAACGGTTATTTTTGTTATAGAACCACGTGATGAAGATTCTTTCAGTCTCATCTCATAATAATTCTGTGAGGCAACTCTTTCAAATGATATCAGTGAATCATCTTCCAAACCAGGCGCGATTGTGATTGTTACATCCTCACTTGTTTCCTGACCTTCAGCAATACCATTTTCTCCCCAAATATCATCTGAACCAAATGTTTGTATTCCAGATGCAGTAATAGGAAGCTGATATACTTTACCATCAGAATTCGTATTGTCCTCAAGCCATATTCTTCCAAGGATCCAATCACTTGCATTGATTCTTGGATCATCACCGTTCTCCGGAACACCCTGATTCTTTGTTGCACACAGATATGTCCTTTCCGGATTGAAAGGTATTCTATCAGTTTCATTCGTTCTTACAAGCATTGGGATTGTTTCAGCATATATGTCTTGAACATTTTGGAAATACTCAAACATTTTCGCTGTAAACTGTGGAGGTATCACATTTACACGTACATGCTTAACCAGTTCTTCTGTACTTCCTGTTGATGAATCACTTGGAACTGTCGGTAGTATATGGGTTGTCAGAGTATAGCAGTCATCTTTGTATGTTCTTACTATATTTGAAATAATGTGTGATGCATGATAGCTGAATGCAACATCATTATCATCTATTTCATTCACATTGATTACTTCATTCTTAGTAATTCTTGTACCTGTCACGAACTGATTTACCCATGGATTAAAATATCCTATTGCAAAGGGATCTTTCTGTATACGAATACCGAAAGGATTTGCGAAAACAAACTCATCATTTATTGTCGCAAGTGTTCTTGCATTCTCGATAGTTTTTCCGTCAGCCTTTGTATATGGAACAACCACGTATTTATCGCGTTCACTATAGGTGTCATCAGTATATACCCAAACCCATCCTGGAGGAATGATTATTTCATTTTTAGATACGGTGTTATCAGCATTATTATATAATTCTCTATATGTGAGATGAGCATGCAGGGTATTTGTCTTGTAGATATAATTGTCATTTTCGTTCAATGCAATATATCCACTCCATGTTCTACACCAAGGATCGTCTCTTCTCTTGAAGAAATATGGATACAGAACATTCTTAAAGTAGAATGTCTTAAACCATTCATCAAGGTCGTGATCGGTTGAAAGAACATTTGCTGTATTATAAGCCTCAATTGTATCTCTGCGTACTGACTCGACAGAACCTATATCAGTTCCACCAACACATCCTCCTATGACAAATGCAGCTTTTGTTACATTTGCATTATTGGTAAATCTATTCGAAGCTGCAATTACGGAAGGCTGTTTTTCATTCTTGTAGTTTGGTGCATTCGCCGATTTACCATGACACGTATAAACAACAATCTCAAATGACGAATTTGGTTCAGGAATGAAGTATCTTGAACCATTAAACTGCCATAAGAATCTGATTGTCTGCTGGTTGTCCATTATGTAATGAACATATGGATCTCCATCAGGTACAGTATCATGTATAGCAAGTATATGATTCCTTGGTAGAGGGGTTCTATTTCCGTTTCCATCGATATAGGTAACATCAAAACCCGCAATATGGTTTTGACAAGATATGACCTTATCCTCGTTTGGTACACCATTTGTCATTGTATTTACAACTGAATATGTTGAACGCTCATATTCATTTACTTGTACCATCAGACATAACCAAACATCAGTAACCCTGTATGTGATATAGGTTCTCTTGTTTGTTGCACATACATTAGGTTCATCCATATTTGTGTATTGTACATTCCATGCAGGAATTGAAGAAGCTGTACTTGATGATTCTTTATCCTTATATTGAATAAGAATATCATAATCCAGAGAATATGTATATCCTTCTGGAAGATTGAACTTTGTGTTCTTATCGAGGATAAATTCATATAGTCCATTTGTTGCGTTGAATACTGCATTATTGTAGATATCACTGATACGCAACTCAAGAAGAATGTTTGTTGATGCAGGTGTTGCGAATGAATAACCGATGTTAAATATAGCAGCTTCTGCATATATTGAATCGGGCAATACAGCCTTTGTTATGAATCCTTCATTGAAATAGAATGATGAAGTAAACGAAAGCTGTTCTGTAATTTGAGAAATGTATTCAGACGTCAAAGAGAACATTCCCGAGTTTAATACATTTATTGGTATATCATGGAATACTCTTGGAGCCAATACATTCATCATGAATGACTTAATTTGACTATCATCAGAATAGTTATTAAGCATGATATTTTCGTCAGCCATAAAAATGCCTCCTATCAAAAATCATTTGTATTATATATGTATAAGAAACCTCGAGGTAAGTTTACCTGTAAATGGTTAAAACATACATTATGGTTTGGTCGAGAATTATATCAACCATAATTATTTATTTCATAAAGGAGTGAAAATAATGCAGGATCGTATTCAGTTAAAACGTGAAGAAATCGTTGGTGATGGTGTTGCTCTATCTGATATAAACCCTATCACTAACACAAAATCCGTTGATGACGAAAGTGCTGGAGTACCTCTTAGCATAACAATCGAAAAGATGTGGCAGGCTATTAACAACACACTTTCTCGTATTGTTAATTCTGTAAATGGTAGAGACGGTGTTGTTGTAATAACAGCAGCTGATGTCGGCCTTGGTAATGTTACCAATGTCTCGTTCTCAACAATAAAAGATTGGGTTATTGATGAACTTGCTGCGGAGTTCGGTATCAAGAGATTAATGCTATTTGATACAATTGCTGATCTCAGTCTTGAAATGGAATCATGGTCACATGACAAAGGTCATGCAAACATTCCATTCTATATCAAATCATATTCAAATAGTGATCGTAAATCATACATAGGCTATACATATTGGGATACTGCTGAAAACATTATTGCTTTAAGCATGTTGCCCATAAACGTAGTTGGTTACACTGATGCATCTTTGATATATGATGAAAGTGTTAACGGAAAAGATTTACGTGGCGGAGGTCTTGGTGTAAACATCAGAAATGGTGAAGACGCTCTAAAACTGTATGAAGAGAGTGCGTCAAAAGCAATGAATGGTTTGTACATAGACAAATCAAAAATTGCTCCTGAAGTATTCTTCTTCGATGGTGTATATGGTGCGACAGGTGAGGGTGCAGATGGTCTTTTATATGTAGATGATAGACAGTCATCGGATACAAAGGATATTCTTATAAAGATCAATGGTAACGAGATTGGTACTGCTAAAACAGCTCAAACTTTCAAAGTTAATGATCTGATACTCACGAGTTTCTCTGATGAAAATTACAGAACCGCAGACGGTACCCTTAAACAAAACATCGATACTGATTATGTTTGTAGGGAGTCTTGTATAGGCAGAGTCACAACGGTATACGACGCATCAGTTGAAGGGTCTAAATATACGGTTGAGTTCTTTACCATAAAGCCTTATGTTGGTATGGGCCTCAAGTATTATGATACACATACATCATCTATGGATGTTCAATCATCAATGATAGGTATAGATCTTATCCATGGTAAGATAGATTCAAACAATGTTACTGATAACATATCAGGTCTTAATGCATTTAACAATGCAAGTTTTGAGAATCCTGGTATAGCTATCAGTAAAGAGCATTATACAGTAACACCGATCGGTGAAACTCATAATACTTTAAGAAAATCGAATGGCGCTTTTGTTGCACCCGATTTCTCATTGAATGTTATACCTTACAATTCATTCACGGACCGTAATAGTCCAATAACAAACTGGCCTGTTTCCGTACCAACGGTATCACAATCGTTAACAACAGAATCATTTCTTGGTATTAACTTACTCAAGAAGATGTCTGCTTCTGATAAGAATGCATACAACATGTCAGGTTTAAGGATAATCAAAGATTCAGAGGCTATCACCAATTCTCTATTGGGTAAATCTGACAATGATACATCTGATAATTTAAGTGTTCCTATAGATGGATCAGGGGATATGTCATCATCAGGTGGTCTCGCCGTAAACGTTGGTAACTTCCTTGAGATAGGTACAAATGTTGGTGACGATGCTTCAGCAAAACTTGCATCCGGATACTATGATGGTGGTAAGATCAATGTGAGAGTTGATGATTTCTCACTTGGTGATGCAGGTGATAATAAACTTGGAGTAAAGATATCCAAGATTGAATCACTTAGACAATTGCCATGGTATAACCAACTTGGTGGAGGTCTAACAACCACAGAAGGTGTAGATGGAGCATTGAAAATAACTCCAGGTCTTACAATAAACAAGGGCCTTGGAATGAGAATGTCCAAGTTCAACAGGTTTGGTGTAAATGTATACGAAGGAATATCCAATGCGACACCGGGTTACTATCACGAGAATATATTCTATGAGACATATGATGGTGAAACATATTCTGATCCAATAACACCAACCAACTTTGGTTTCTATTATGACAGAATTTCACAAAAGAATTACTGTTATGAGATAAATCAATATGTCGTTGTTGATAAAAACTATGGATTCGTTACACCTTCAATATTCGATGTGAATTTCTCTGATCCCGATGTAAACACACATACCATTGCGAGATCGTTATATGGTGGATTGAGATACATCACACCTGGATCATCATCAGATTATGTTTCATCAATAGGTCTTCGTGTCAATAGTAGAGAAATTGTTCCACGTCTCGGTAGTGCCGCAGTTGGTATTTCGAATGACAATGTCGTTGGAATACAGCTCTACAGGGAATCAAAAACATATACCAATCCATTGGAAATAAAGAATGCTGATGAGAACTCTATAGCACCACATATCTATTTCAAGGGTTGGGCAACACAGGAATATCCCAGTGTAGAATCATTCCCTGTTAATGGTGAAAATGAAGTAATCTACTTTGACGCAGACAAAAAGAAACGTTATGTATGGAATGCATCGGAATCCACATATGAACCAATGTATCAATACTATCCGTCATATGCATCTCTTCCGAATCCTGGTGAAACAAACAAGGTATATGTTGTTGAAGCAATAAACGGAGATACTATGGAGATAGTTGTGTCGGCATATACATGGAGAGTACCTGAAATTGTCGACTTCCCACTTCTTCATTCACCAGTAACCGCTGTACAGGCATCCCAAATTCTTGCAGTATATGCTGCTGAACAAACGGCAATTCAGGGATATCTTAATAACGGAATTTTCTATAGTGACCCGAATTATATACATCGAATAGACTATGTTGATGGTAAGAGATATACCGATATGACTGAACGTCCAGAAGATATGTATAATGGAAGATATTACCATGTTACATATGAAGCACATTACAATTCGTCGACACTTACCTACGAGATATCACCAATACTTGATTTAACATCACAACTGCTTGGCACCCTAGATATTACTCATGATGGAAATGTTAATGCAGTTGACGCTTCGGGTGTATTAAAATATTACGCTCTGAATGGTACCGGTGATGGATACATTAGACCTGGTGAGACAGCTCTTCAAGCATGGCAAAGATTCATCAAAGAAGAATATGGTATCATATCTTCTGATGAAGCTGGCGATCCATGTTATGTACGTCAATTCTCAACTGCAGAAGATGGTTCATTCATGCCTGGTCTCGATATAAATCTGAATGAGTTCCAGGGTATAACTTCTTCAACATCTGGACAATTCAAACCATCTGTATCTGTTAAGATATATGACTATTCAAATGGTACAAAATCAACAGATCCAGATTTCGATGAGGCATTCAGTCCATATTACAATGGAGGACTCAGATTCAATACAAATGGATTCCTTGGTGTCAGAGTCAATGAGAACAGTGAATATGATTCAACAACAGAGAATGGTCGTCAACAATTCGATTCAACAGGTTCTGGATCAAAAGGTTTGCGTATTTATAGCAATAATGTTCTTGGTGTAAGATTATCGAAATATCAGGATGTCACCGATAATGGTGAACTCTGTATAGATGAAGAGGGTAATCTCAAAATCTCACCAAATTACGCCGGCGGAGGTGGAGGTGGCGGAGAACTCCTCACTATCACTGATGGAACAAACAACATTGAATACAATGGAACATCGCCTGTTACAATTACCCTTGGCCCTGGTTTGATACTTGTACCTGATCCCGAACCGACTGATGAACCATAATGAGGAGGTGTACATAAGATATGCCTGAACTCAAAGTAAATTACAATCTTTCAATTGAACGTAATTCAAATCGTGAATTACGTATAAGACGATCTTTGAAAGATGGTGACAAAACAGCATTGGTTGTTAAAGAGGATGGCTTGTACGCAGAACAAAAACCTGGATCTGGTACGGATGGTTTCCCTGATAACTATCGGTCAAACAATGGTATTCAGGTTGGAATAACATCAACAACCAGTTCAACATCATATCCAAAACGTGTTGTTGCACCGGACATAGTACATCGTACTTTTACATGTACACAAGCTGATGGTAGTGATATATCAATTCGTCCATGTGATATAATATTACCCGGTGATATGTTCCGTGTACTCGACACTGAGAATAACGTATACAAGTATTATGTTATTTTAAAAACATCTGGTACTAATGTAACACTTGCATCATCAGTTGTTGCTACTGTACCGGCTGATGCATCATGTAACTAAGGAGGGATTAAATGATACTTCAAGTAACTGTTGATTCAAATACTATAACATTTGATGAACATGGAGCTATGAAGCTTAAGTTATCATCTGCAGAGAACCAGGGTTTATCATTTGATTCCTCTGGTAATCTGATTGCAACTCCCGGATCCTCATCTGGATCCGGGATATTTAATATTCCTGGAAACTGCATAGGTCCAGCTGATAACAACGATATGTCTACTCCATTGGATATTGTTGGAATGAATTCAACAGTATCTCGTCACAAAAAGTATGAAGGACAATCTGAATTTATTCGTGCAAATGATGGTGTTGTAATATCAAAGTTATCAGGAAATACAATCGCTTCTGATTGCGTTGCATATTATATGATTAACGCAGGAGGTGGTCAATAATGAAATATCAGTTAAAACTGAATGTTGGCGATGGATTAGGATTTGATCAGAATAACAAATTGTCAGTAAGATACGCCGGTAACAATATTCAAATAATTGATACCGGAACTGATGGTCAGAAAGGACTGCATGTTGATGATCTTACTGGTAAATCGGGTTCTTCTTCTGATAACTGGTCAACCGAACCTGGACCAGGAACATATCCAGGACATCCAAGAATCGATGATTTTGTTGATATCAACCGTGATGTCACTGGTCTAATATTTACATTCGGATTATTCAAAGCTGGTAGTAGAAGTGAAACTCAAATAGCATATACATCAACTGTCAAAACAATGTCTGACGTATGCAATGAGATCGATTTCCCTCTATCTGCAAAAGGTAGTAACTGGACTTCATTCCAACCATTCAATGGTGAGCTGATACAACTCGTAACAGGTCCCACATTCCGGTCGGTTGATTGGACACAGTCTCCATATAAAATCGCCGCAGAAGATGGTAAGCGTATAGGGAATAATTCTCAAGAAACAAAAGTGATATTAATGATCACGAATATATTATATGATTCTGATATAAACCCTCAAGGAAATGAATTCTGGGTGAAATCAATAGAAGCGACATGCATATATTCTACTCGTCCAGAATATGTGGTTGGTCAATCATATAGTGGCCAATCTACTTTATGAACATAAGGAGGTTATAATAAATGGACAATATGTTTCATATTGATGACTCATTATCTTTCAAAGATAAAGAAAATCACATAGGACTTAGAGGACACATAAAGATTGAGATCGAAGATCCTGTCACAAAGAAGAGATCTCTTTGGGATGAAGGTGATAATATAATCCCAATATCAGGTATGCAGTGGATACTGATGAAGATGTTTGGTCTTCATCTTGATTCTAAACATGATCCATCATCCTCATATGAAGATATTGGTCAGGACACATCCGTGGTTATACCTGATCTGAATTCAAATCTGCCTCTCGGTCTTGGTATAGGAAAAGACCCTGAAGCTGCAACAGACGCCGGTGGATATACACCAATGGTTGGTGATATCACAGCAGACCATTTCATTCAGGGTTTCTTAGTTGGTAATGGTGGTTCTGGAGAAGATTCAATATCAACAAAGAACACCAACTACTGTTTTACCAAGCTTCGCAATCCAATACCTTTCCAACAGACAACTGATTCACTTGATCCTTCACTGGCTGGAAAATATCTCGGTGTATTCAGATATGATGGTGACAAGAAGTACTACATCAAGAAATTCGATGAACGTGCACATGTCTTCCATAACTGGTGGAAAGATGGACAAAGATGGGATTACATTGATCCCATCACACAGTCTGATCTCGGTCCTGCACCTTCGGCAACACCAAAGACAAATCGTATTGAAACATATGCTGAAGTTACATTATCAATTGATACTAAAAATGGTGATTGTATAGGATACTTCGAAAATGAAGGAAATACACAATCCGCAGTTGTAAATGAACTCGGTCTTGTTGCATTCGATGTCATTCCTGGTGATAGATCAATCGCCGAAAGGTTGTATGATACACATATTAAGAAATTCTTGAACATGGTATTCGGCGCTCCTCAGACAACAACTGAGGCATATGATACTGAAGTTATCGATCTTGCTAGAGAGATCTCTACAGTATTATCAGCAACACTTAAGAACAAGGGACAGGCAAATATAGATGCGTTCATTGAAACGATCGATGGTGTTGTAACATCATCCGTTGGTTCAATTGATTATGATACAATAAAGGAGGAGCTTTCCTCTAAAGAGAATATAAAGGTTGCAGCAATGTATAACCAGAGTCAGACATATGTATATGAGACTGACAACTATATCAACCTGCTTAGTGATGAAGCATTTTCATCACTCACTGTTGATGAAGCACAAAGAATAAAGCTGGTTACATATTACACTTTCAAATCAATACCTCTTCAGTCTAATCTGAAAATCATCTTCAGCTATCGCATCTATGCTAACTAATAGGAGTAATTATGCATAATAAAGAAACGGTTGAGGCACTCGTAAAGAGTGCCTCTACTTCTGTACAACAAAACGTATCGTCAATCTTGGCGGTATACACAAACATCAAATGGAAAAAAGTAAAGTTTACTATTCCTATGATTCCGGTACCATCACACCGTCCACGTTTGTGTGGCTATCGTGTTTACGTACCAGGTGCTGCAAAGAACCAATCTTTCTTTGACAAAAAGGTTAGACCGTTGCTACACGGTTTATTCATTGATACACCGTGTAAGATTGAATCTAATATTTTTTGTAAGACACCTGTTTCATTTACCAAAACACAAACCATATTGGCTGAGATGGGAATACTTCGTCCATGGGTAAATACTGGTGATGTTGATAACTACGACAAAGCGATCTACGATATGTTACAACCGAATGAAAAACGTGGTCATGTTGGAATCATGGAAAACGACTGCTTGATAATTGAATCCATATCCAATAAGTATTATTCTTGTAATCCGAGATATGAGATAACGATAACTTATATGGAAGAAATGCCTGATTCAATCAGAAACGTTATGCGTTTAAATAAAATAAAATAGAAAGGTAGTGTATATAATGGCAAAAGATGTAGATGTTTTATCAAGATTTGCTACCGCTAACGATGAAGCTGTTGGCTATATAAACCGTGTCGACACTGCAACTTCAAAGTTCAGAAAGAGTAAGCGTAAAGGTTCTATAGTCAAAGCTGCACAGGGAAATCTATTTGAGTTTCCTGTATTTGTATCGAATACAATTCCGATGGACTATGCAACAGCAACTGTATCATTGCTTGAACAGGTTTATGCAACATATCTCCAGATGGCTATAAGCATTAATCCCGTTATTGATGCTGATTCAGTAAAACGCGGTATGCAGTTTGCTGATTATAAAACAAATACAAACAAGTATCTCGAATACACAGATACAACTTATCAGCATGATGTTTGTCATGCTGAATATATAAATGAGGACTGCAAGGTTGAATTTGATCTTCTGTCCATTGAAGACAAGGATGCCAAGGTTATCAATGAAGCATATGACTATGAACCGATGTCAGAGTTCAGTCATTACTTCCAGGAAGCACCCGTCAATGATCTTGTACCTCAGTATCCTCTTCCTGTACTGGATGCCAATGGCGATCCTGAAATACCTTGGAGATTCCAAACTGATGCCAATGGTGATATCCAATATGGTACACGTCAGCAGCTGTTCAATATGTTGAACGGTCATCAGGTTGATGTCGGAAATGGTCCTGAAAATGCATTCATGACATATATGAATTATACAACTGATCATGGATTGGAAGGACCATCGGCACATGATGCAAGAACAATCGATATGGCTCATCCCGTAGCTCGTTCACAGGCATTCAACCAAATAGCTAGTGGAATCGATAACCTTGCAAAGGCACCTGGTGATATTGCGAATTCAATCCAAACCATCGCAACAACCGGCGATAGAATCAAACAGGCTAAAGCAAAGACAAAGGTTGACCAGTGGAAGGCTGACAATCTTTCTCTTGAAAAGACAAAGGCTCTTCAGAGTGTTAAGACCACTAACATATCATATGTAAATGATAAGCTGTGTGAAAAGATGAACACTATGAAACCCTTGTTGATGAAGGTAACTCTCAATATGCTCAATAAGGATGATTCCCTCCAGCCTATCGAGTATGTTGTCGGAGTTAAGTGTCATACTCGTATGGTACAGTCTTCAATTCTTCCTGAAGTTGCCAAGTATCCTCTTAAGGAAATGGATAAGATTTCCAGAAAGGTTAAATGGCGTGCAGGAGAACTGAAGTTCTTGAAGGATCTCGTATTCCGTATAAAGGAAAAGAAACAGACTGCTGCTGATTCACGTGATCCCAATAGAAAGTGGTATCGTCGTCTATATGAACTTGCGCATATGAAGGGTGATGCTCCTGCTGCTGCTGTTGTTCAGGGAAAATCACTATTCAAAGTATTTATTAAGGATAAGCAGGGTAAAGGTGATCTCCAGAATGGTATGATCCCTAATGCTTCTATCATAATGACACAGACTGACGTTGATAACATCAAGGCTCAGACAGATATTGATCTGCTCAAACCTTCTGCAGCAAAGAAGTTCTGTGGTGAACTGTTCCTCATGTCACTCATTATCATTGATACAGATCGTGAATCCATTAAGATTCTCCTTCCCGATATGAATAGCGACTATGATGTACATTCACTTGCGGCTGTAAACAAACAGCTTGCAACACTTGATACTGTTGGTACCAAGACTCGTGATGTATTCAAGATGCTTGGTGCTTAATGAAGGGAGGGTAAGAATATCATGTATGAAAAGTTCAAAAAGTATACTGAGATAACATTGAAGAATGTTAAAAGAACATACAAAAACAAGAGCGGTGATGAATACAAGATGAAAGGTGATATCACCAAACATCCTTGTTATGATATTATATCAAAAGATGTCAAGACTCTTGGTGATGGTGTTAAAAATGCACCAACAAAAGTTATCACCGGTGTAAAGGATATGTTCGCATCATTGCATAAACCTATATGGAAGAAAATGATAGGTGAATACATGGCTAAACCGAATGACAAGAATACTGCATATGCGGTATGTTTTACAAACGGAATACGCATCATGATATCAGTAATGATGACAATCTTCACTTACACAAAGGCAACAGAAAATGGTCTCGTATATGAGGAACCAACCAATCTTTCTGATGATGACAAGGTTCGTTTCGAGTTCATAACTAAAAACGGAAAAGATTATGATCAGAAAGTATTGAAGATGTATGAGAAGGCAGCGGCTGCTGTCAAGAAGAATAAACCTGTTACTCCGACTGGTGATAAAGTTACTCAGGAAGCTGCATCAGTTGGTATTGTTACTGCAGCAGCAGACACAGTTGTCGGTGTAATCGAAGGTGTATTCGGTATTTTGAATGGTGTGTTCAGAACAGCTGCTTCACTGAATCCTATATCACTTATATCAGCATGCCTTTCCAGATCATATGATAAGAAGATCGAACAGTATGAGAAGATCTCCAAGGAGTATGAAGCTGCAAAGAAAGCTTATGATGAATATAAGAAGATTCCCGTAACCCAGCGCAAGAAACGTATCGAACATAGATACACAAAGATGATCGATAAGTACAATATTAAGATGAAAAATCTTAAAGCTAAGATCGATCACTATGATACACGCGCAAATAAAGGATCTGAGGATGATGAAGATGACGAAAAATCCACATCCAACACTTCCTCAAAGTCAGGTGGTAATAACGGCACTACAAATAGTGGCGATAAGGATCTTCCTGACAGTTCATCAACAGTAGATACATCCGATAATAAACGTGATGATCTCGATTTCTAATGAATAATTATTTTGTATATGCCGGGATATCCCGGCATATACATTTAATTATAATTAACAAAAATATATTATTCTCCGGAAAGGAGGTGTATGCTGATATGATAAATATAAAAGAAGCTTTACCACTAATAATAAACACACTCATACAATTTCATATAATGTACAGAAAAGCCATTTTTGATGAAGATGTAATAATAAAACATATTGACGAACTGTACATTGATATGTCAAATAGAATATACAATGAATATGTAAATATATTTCATACGGAAGAACTATATGAGATAAAAATATTATATGAACCAAACCCATGTTGTGTAACATATAATAAACTATCGTGTGATGATAACATTTTGGAAACATTATCAGCATACATAGATGACATCGTTTGTAACAAAAACAAAATGTCATATAATAACATTATCATGTCACTTGATTGTGATATACCGTTTGAGTTACCTTTGGACATAACTTATGGATGGATTAAAACCATCATAGATATATATAAATAAAAAGAGAACAAAATAAAAGAAATGTGAGTACAACGAAAGGAGAAATTGTTACCATGACATATTCTATAGTAATACTTGATGCATGTGGTAAAAAGGTAGGTGAACTACCAACTGCCACACCATCAGAGGTACTGAATCTTCTTGGTAAAGGTTTCACATGTATAGATATAACCACACGTCAGCCTTTAACAGAAGAGCAAGTCAGTGGACTTGTCGGTGTAATAGATGGACTGATTGGTGGATAAAATTTTTAATTTTAAAAACACATATAGTTTCATCGGTAGCAAGAGATATAATCTCTTGAAATAAATACAATTAAAATCCAAGGAGGAAATTAAAATGGCAACTACCAAAGGCTTTTCATTCGCAGCTTTTGCTAACTATGGCAACAGCACAGCAACACCTGCTGCAAATCTTCAGCATGCATTCGTTCAGGATGCAAAGAAATTCTATGCAAAGGCAGGATATCCGTCAAAGGATGAGATCGGTATTCTTGATGAGATGACTCCCGATATCACAAACACCGTAACTCAGATCCCCGAGTTCGTATCCGGCTTTATGCATGATGAGCAGAGAGCTTTCGACATTCCTGCAGCTGACGATAAGACAGCTCCTGCAACTCTCAAGGTTGTTAAGGTACCTGAGAAGGTTTCAAAGGGTATCATTACAATCGATGGACCCAATAAGGGTAAGGAGTACAAGTCGACAACTAAGGCTCATGAAGAGCCCAAGCTCAAGATCAAGAGAGACGCTTTCAAGAAGTAATCCTCTAACGACTTAGGACCTTTGTGCGTTGGGTCCCATAGTTTTATCTCCATTTTGTGTGTATGGGTGGGGCTTGGCCCCACCTGTATGCATAAGTTATTTTTTTTCTATGCTACCCTGTTTTATATGCTACGGCTATTATTTCGACTTTCTACATATATATTATTACTATGATAAAAAGAATATAAACCATTTCGTCACCTTCTATGAAGGAGAAAGCTGAGGTTATTATGAATAACAATAAGAAGATCAATATGACAATAAACACGATCAATTTTGAGAAGCTTATAAACGAAGTCGGTGAAGATAAGATTAAGTTTGTGGACGTTCCTCGCTACTTCGGTAGCAAATTGTTTGCATATATCGGAAACAAACTTTATCAGATTCTGAACTGTAATTCACCGGCTGATCTTAGAGTTTTCACAATGGCCCAGGAATATCACTGCAGGCACAATTCATATCGCGGTGATGTTCGCTGGTTCGATTATGAAAAGGACGATTATGACCAGGCCTTCTAACCAGAAAGGAGAAAATTATGACAGAAAAGTTGTATAGCATCCCAGAAGTAGCGCATATGGTCCAGAGCGCTTACGAATGGGAGGAGTTCCGCGAGGTCCCCGAACAGGTCGTAAGCGATTGGATTGGTAGCGTATACGGTTGGGAAAAGTATTTCACTCGTGATGAGGCCGAAGAGATAGTAAATGTGGCCCGAAACAATGGGTGGAACTTTTACTAAATGACGAAGAACATCAAATAGAAAATATTGCCGGGGTAATCCCCGGCAATATTTTTTTTATATTAACCCATAGAGAGTCTCGTAACAGCTTCGGGAATTCCTTCATCGAATAACTCAGGAAGTGGTGCGTCTGGAGCGCGGTTACCATCAACCTTTGCTATCAATATTTCAAGAAGTTCCTCTACGCGTTTAGCTCTGACATTAAACGTCATACTACTCAATTTATCCAACATGTCCGTTGTGTGTGAGTCATCAGTTTTAATGTCGTACTTGTTAACGTATTGCTGCATCGCGTTGAAACCATTATTGGAAGAATCTTCCATGAGTTTGTTAATATCAATTGGTGGTATGTCAGAAGAAGGCATAATGTCACCTGAACCTGTTGCCGATTTAAGGGCCGACAAGAAGTTTGTGAAAGGTCTTTTCTTTCCAGACATATAATCTGCAAGCATATCATTGAGATCTGTCATTGACATTGTTTTACCATTATCAAAATCCCAACGACTAGGACCGTATAAGCTCATAAAACCGGGATTGTTTCTAGTTGTTGTTGCCAGATTGGCTGTACTAATTGCGTTGTTATAGTATGATGCTATTTGAGATAATGCCAAATTTCTTGGTTCACCTGTATTGGAGATATAATTTGCTGCGTTCCATATATCGAAACCTGGGTCTGCAGCATCACGAGCTTCCAACATCTTTGTTACTGCGCTCGCAATGTATCCCTGAGATGTAGGTGTTGTTTCACCAGACAAGAATGTCAAACCACCACGAGTTGATGAACCACCACTTTGATTGGTACTTGTTCCACCCATGAATCGAACGATAGTCTGTATTTTATCATCACCTGTATCTGCACCGGAAAGAGTTTGTGCCAATTTTGATTGCCAATCACTGTCACCCGCTAAATATGCATTCGCACCACGTGCAGAATTTTGGAAACCTGATGTTGCACCACCATCATATCCCTTGTTGCCCCATGATCTATTATCATCACCTGTTACATACATACCCATATGCTCTTTAGCAACAATGATATCTCCGGATTGCAGTGATCCTTGTTTATATGGAATAAATCTCCAATCGGATGATGGTTGACCGTTCTTATATATCATATCATTGGATGTTTTGCCTATGAGATCATATGTTCTGAATCCGGTCGGATCACCAATATTTACATCATAACCCATGTTTCGGATTACACCAGTTAATGAACCAGAACAGTCTGGTCTAAAATGAGGAATCGATGAACCGTTTGCAAGTTTGAGTGAACCGGAATCACCTTGCATATATGTTCCACCGTTCCATGCAGAGAAAACTTCGGCTGCGGATTGCAATATATCAGAACTTCCAAAAGCACCTGGATTTGTTGCGGATGCAATGAACTTTCCTCTATAGACACCGTCATCATCTGGTTTTGCAGTCGCTGCGGTATTTGCAACATGACCATACAGTTCACGATAAAGATTTTCTGCAGCATTTTCACGGTTAGTGATCTGAGTTGCACTTAACCATGAATCATATGGATTAGTACCTGATGCACCAGCCTCGTATTGAGTCATCCATGCATCAGCAGCCTGTTTAGGACTTATAGTCTTATTAGTGAGCATTGTCATCAATGAACTAAACGTACCAGACTTTTCAGCTTCCATAAAGTCGAGTTGTGCCTGGAGATCATACCAGTTCATACCCTTTGATTTAGCAAAGTCATATAATGCTCGAGCACGAGGACCTGTCCATTGTGCAAGACCAATACCAGGGAGATATTTACCGTCAGAAAGATAACCTCCCCTGTTTATGCTAACACCATTTCTTTCATAGTTGGGGAATAACGTATTGACGGTATAATCGTTCATTGCTTCAAGTGTCGAATATTTTTTGGACATTTCAGCTTTATTGTTACCGAAAATACCTTCCATTTGAGCTGCGTATGGTTCAGGTTCGAGCATACCTTCATTTGAGAGTACACCCATAACACCTGCTGCACCAGCTTCACTCATACCGAAATGATTAACGAGATAATTATAGATCTTCTCCTTTTCAGAGTTACCAATCAGGTCATCTGACATTGCTCTGAACTGCCAATATGTGAATGGGTTTATATAACCCTGGTCACCGGTAGATCCCTGAGGACCTGCGGATGTAACAACATATCTGAGAACGTTGCTTCCAGAATCATCCGATAGACCAGACTTGCCGAAGTAACCTATGAGCTGACCTGGTTCAATGTTAGTACCTTCCTGTACATCCTTATCGATGGATGCCATATGCATGTACCAGTGATACATACCACCAGAGTCACGCCACTTTACAGCATTACCAAGACCATTACCAGCACCTTCTTTATCCTTTGTAACGTATGTTACTGTACCACCGGTTATAGCTCTAGCTACTGCATTACCATCACCAGCGTCATTGAGATAATGAAGAAGTACACCTTCATGAACCTTACCTGTAGAACCAACACCTTCGTCGTTTTGAGGACCACCGTAGTTACCGAACCAACCACCACGGCCGGCACTATAAACAGTACCTTTTGCACCACCGGATCTATTAGCACCAACCTTACCTTCAACGCTCGTTGCATTAAAGAAGTCATGTACAGGTGAAGAAATGTATCTACCATTTGCTTCTTGTTTTGTAAGCTCTGGAGTGAGATGAATGATTGGTTCAAACATTGCCATCTCGGCACCTGTAACTGATTCAACACCCGATGATGCAAGTTGTGATTTAAATGAATCATATGCTGCAGACAATGCTTCACGAGAAGCTTTATCAGCCTCCATCATTGAGTTGATTCCTTCATTCTGTGATGCAATTCTACCTTCAACGGTATTCTTCATCTTATCAGAACCAAAGCTAACAAGTAACTTAGTACCTTCGGGAGTAACGAGTTTCAGTCTTATACGTTTCTCATATTCATCGTCGGTTTCGTCTTCATATTTTGGATAACGATTCTTAAGTTCTGCAACAGCCTGTGTTTCGACAGCATCGTAATCCTCTTTCTTGAGGGTGTTCTTCATATGTTCAACAGCCTTCTTGTTCTTAGCACGAGTAGTACTATCATCGTCACCAAGGAACATACCAGTGAGTTTATTGGTAATCTCCTTGAGACGATTGAGTGAATCCTGTGCATCCTGTGAGAATCCGTACTCTGATAGATCACTATCGTCACCAGAACCGTATAGACCGAGTTTAGAATTGTTAACGATGTTACCTGTTGAATGTCTTTCGATTCTACCTGTTAATGGATTGGATACATATGTACCGCCATTCTTATCAGAACCAACCACGTTGACATAGTGATTGCTTCCTTTACGTGTGCCGAATCCAGCACCACTACCAAGAATTGTGATTGGATTGGTAGGAGATGCTTGCTGTAATGAAGCTGCAGTAACTCCACCTGCACGCATACCCATTCCCATGGCATTACCCATAGCCATCATCGAAGAAACCGATGTTCCTCTGCTAGGATCATATGTTCCACTTGCACCCATTACGCCTGTAAGTAATGCAGGATTAACCTGGTTACCTGAACGACGACCGTATGCATCAGCAAGCGCAACAGGTCCACAACCACGATTTGACATGTTCATGAAATTTCCGTATGAGTGTTGATCCATAGGATTACCTGAACCGTAATAGTTGTTTGTTGTATAAACATCACCAGCTCCGAAATCATTACCGAGTTTGGCTGGAACGCCGTATGCCTCTGAAATAACTTCTTTGGACTTGCCTTCGTATGGTGTACCGGTGAAGAATTCAAGAAGTTTGCCCCAGGCACCTTCGATACCTTCGAGGAAGTCTTGCTTACCTTGATCCATCATCTCGTCCGCACCATTCATTATGTTTAGTCCTACTTCACCAAGAGTAACATCAACTTCCTTGTCATCACCGGGTAAGAATTTACCCAATAGATCTGCAACGAATCCGATACCAGTGATTATCTTTCCTAAGCCAGACATCAAGAAGCCAACGCCCATTTCAAGTATACCTGAAATAGCTTGTACTCTGTATGCAATTCCTTCAAATAGAGGCTGACATACTTCGAGTATCATCTTGATAGGCATAAGTACTACGTCAAGTATTACTGTAACTACTTTCAAAATAGGTGATAGTATCTTAAACAACGAATCAAATATTGGTTCTAATGCTTCTATGATAGGTGAGATTGTATCGATGATTGCATTTGCTATTGTACTAATAGTTTCAGCGATTACCTTAACTATCTTTGTCAATACCTCTGTAACAGGTTTTATCAGATCTATGATTGTATAGAATACTTCGTTCAAAGGTTTCAAACCATCAACGAGAATACTCTCTACAAGGTCTCGTAATGCTTGGAATCCCTCCAAACTCATAACTATTGAACCAATCAGTTCAGCAACACCTGCAAACATCTGTAAGAAACCACCGAACATCTTGGCCATACTACCCAAGGTGTTTCCGATATGGCTGAGCATGCCACCACCACTAACGGCACCGTCAGCAGGAGAAATGTCATTTTCAGATGAAAACATACTTGTTACTTTAGCCTTTGCTGACGCTATGAAATCCTTGCCTCTTTCAATGATTCCCTTTTTCTCACCAGATTCATCATTGGTATTATTATTATTATTATTATTTTCTGAAGCTTCTTCTTCCTGGAAGTCAACCTGTTTCTTCAACAGAGATACCACGCTATCATTTTTACTTCCGAAGAGTTTTTCATATATCTCATGGAATATGCTTTTCTTTTTATGGCCTGTGGCTTGTCCTTCTGTAGGAGATATACTGTCAACGATTTCTGCTTGAAGCGGATGCTCGTATCTGTCTTCTTCTTTCTTCTCCTTTTGTTGCTTTTCAAGTCTAGCCTGTTTTGCTTGATTCCATCCAGAGAAGAATCCTCTTGTGATTTTGTTATTTGTTAATGCATTGCCAACACTGGTATTCTTGAAACCTGTCCATGCTTTTCCGATGTTTGTTTTCAGATTTTCGAGGAAACCTGATACTTCGGTTATAGCTGTCTTTACTCCTTCAACAGCTTTCTCACCAACGAAATCCAAGTTCTGTTTGAAGTTTCCAAGAGCCTTGGAAACAGCCTCAATTGGATGTTTCAACGTGTCGGCATATGTCATGGCAGTGTCTTTTCGAAGTTCGTATCCCTGGAACTTTCCGTCAACGAACTTTGCTTCACGACTATAGGAACCTATTGCCGTTTTATTCAGCCAACTCTCTTCACTGTCAATGACAAAACCGTTTTCATCCACAATATTTTTGGTTCTGGCAAGTTTGTCGATTTTATCATTGTATCTTTCATGAAGAGTTTTCTTTTTGGTATTAACAAGTTTTCCGTCAACGAATTCGGCATCACCTTCACCAAATACTTGATTACTGATACCATTGACTATGTGCTTTGCAGTTCTCCATTGAGCTGCGACAAGTTCAGTTGTAAGATTTCTGAAGATACCTTTGTTCTTGTACTTGATACCTTTAACAGGATCAAAGTCTTCATAACCGAACAAAGCTTGACCCATTGACTTCAAGCCATAGAAGATGTTGCTAATACCGCGGGTTGCCATATTACCAACGAACTTACCAATCTTACCAACTATACCAAGTATTTTGAATAACAATGAATTGGTTGTACCTGGCTTGCCATCCTTACCCTCCTTGATATCTTTCTCAATTAATATTGATCCGATATCAGGAGTTTCTCCTTCGGCTAATGCTTGTTGGCCAAGTAAGCGTTTCTTCTGAATACTTACAAAGTTCAAAAATGCAGTTTTTACATTCTCATTCTTTATACCTGATACTGCCGAAGCTGCTTCATCAAGCATACCTCTGCTTGTATAATACTTTGCGATTGACACAGCTTCTTGATCCATCTCATCATCAATTTTCATATGATTGATGGTATCTTCAGCAGCCTTGAGTTTTAATGAATCTTTTGCATACATCATATTATTTCCAATACGTGTATGACCAAATTTATCATATAACTCATTGCCCTTGTTCTTTAACTTTTCAACAGTTTCTTCTGCTGCAAGTTTAGCTGCAATATATCTATCATCATGAGTAATGCGATCTTTAACACCAGAGAGCTTATCAGCAATGGCATTATACTTTTCTTCGCCAAGTATACTCTTGGCTTTGTCTTTCAATCCCTGGAAATTTACACTACCTCTAGTGAACATATTCGTCAATGAATTGAAAAGCATTGCAGGATTATCGAGTATCTTACTGATAAATCCTTTTTCCTTCTTAGCAACACCCATCTCTTCTTTAACGGCATCACTAACGGCATTTTTATTGCCAGCAAGCATACCTTTGACCATCTTGCCAAACGTATCATCAGATACATATGGTACAGAGTCAGGTTTTACATCAGCAAGATTAATACCATCGTATTTAGAACCGTCTTTATCAATACGAACATTGATACCTCTATTGAGTAAATAGAAGATACCTCCGATGTACTGATTGACAGAGAATTTACCAACCTTATTACTTTCATCAACTCTGATGTTTTTACCATCTATAAGAGTACCCTTGTTTTGTGATTCAGCAATCTTGGCGGTTTCTGCCTTAGGTGCATATTGTTCCAAGAACTGGTTAGCTGCCATATTGAATGACAACGTTGTTGCTTGTGAAGCATTCTGTTTACCAGACTGAGCAAACTGAGTAGCTTCATTTATCATCCTTTGAACAGAGTCATTTACATTACGAACAAAACCTGCAGCATCCATCATACCAGATGAAAGTTGTATAATGATTGAATTACAAACCTTTGCCCAGTATTTTGGATCTCCACCTGTCATTGACAATACTTCACATGCCTGAATGACCTGGTTTGTTAAATCGCCCTTGAGTTGTGATATTGTAAATGCACGATCACCCTTAGCGTGTTGATCCATAACGATGGCCATCGTGAGAGCCTTTGCAGCTTTTTCAATATCAGCCGTTGGTATCTTCTTTCCAATACTCTGTACACCAGCATTGGAAATTGAATTTATAGCATTATCCTTGAGACCAGAGCTACCAAATGAAGCACGCGTTACTTCATTGAACTCATTCTTCGCAGGACCAGCTACCCATTTACCACGACTATCAAGTGAATATGATTGACCTGATAATGACTCATTGATCTTAGCAAGCATTTCCGGAATTACATTGACAATAGATTGTCTTGTCATTCCGTCAAACACAGCACGTTTATTATCATAATGATTTGGGACTATCGTTCCATAATCCTTATTACCTTCAAATCCAGTTATCTTACCAATGTATTTTTGGAAGAAATTGGAATTGATCATTTCATTCATTGCCGTTTGGGTTGCAGTTCCAATCAACTCATTGAATGCATTACCCCAATCATCGAATGATTTACCGTTAACCTTTATCTTACCAGCAAGGCCTTTGATGCCAATACCAGCAAGAGCCGTTGGTGTCAATGCTCCTGAACGAAGCATATCGATACCAGTTGTCAATAATGACATTGGTCCTGTTGTCAAAACATTTTGTTTTGTAGCTTCAAAGATTCTCATCAGTGATAGATTACCATCCTGATAGAGACCACCCTTATCAATTTCCTTTTGATCTGTGAGTGGAACAGCCTGTAATTCGATGATCTTATCAAGACGGCTACTGATTCCCAACAGTGTCTTGTTGATATTATTCAAAGAAGTAATCATTTCTGCAGAACGAGTATCGATTGTAGAAATGATTTCTGCGGTGTTAGCTACTGACTGTTCGTTCTGACGACGACCTACCTTCAATATAGCATTTGTTTGCTTATTGGAGATATTCATCATAGCATCGACAGTAAGACCAGATGGTTTACTTGATTCACCGTCTAATTTTGGACTATCAGAATCAGAACCTTTAAATCCGGGATCGAATTCATCTGTGTTACCATTGAGCTCCATCTCAGAAGAAGATTCTTCCTGGTAGAACCAATCCGAAATAGCTTTAGTAACATTGGTTCTCTTTAAACGAGCAAATGTATCAGATACATCCGTACCGGAATTTATCAGTGTATTCTTAACATTTTTGGCATCATTGTAGAAAGATATCATATTAGAAAAATAATCTTTACCAGCTTCTTTGACGCCACCTTGGAGAATATTTAATGTCTGTGTAACTAAGTTACGGGCCATTACATTCACCTCCTTATTATATAGATGAGGCTTATATGATGGGGACTGATGTCCCCATCATAATAAACCATATGGTTATTAGAAGAACGTAATTAGATCGGGTTTATCAAGATGGAATGTACCACGGTATTTTTCCATCCATGCTTTTTGTTCTTTTTCTGCACCAGACCAGTCTTCAATCTTTAATTGAATTTCTTTAAATGCAGAACCAACATTTTGCATGTTTTTAATCTGGTTGTATAATGTACGCTGCACATCCAACGTTGCCAGTTCAACGAATGTCTCATAGCAAGTATCAGGAAGAGTTTCCAATGAATAGTCATGAACTCTTTCCACAGTGAACTTGATGAAACATTGCTCAGGGAAATTATATAACTTGATTTTGTTATAACCAAGATATTCCGAGTTAGGTAATTGTGATGATAGACCAGAATATTTGTTTATTGCGGCACCTGTCATTTGTGCATTCAGAATGTCCTGAGGATAATATGAACCAAAACCCACAAATGGTGTACCAACAGTGAATGTATTTGTAGTAACCATTGCATCATCAGGAGTTGATCCAGTTATTTCAGCTTTAGCATCCTTGACAGGGGCACGAGTACATTCTTCAGGTAAGAAGAATATTCCTTCTTTTTTAGCAATCTCATTAGGAGATCTGAGATTCTTTTTTACAGCAAAGCATTCCTGTTTATATGGTTTGAATTCAGAGTATTCACGAACTGTCATTCGTAATATCTCCCCAATAACATTTTCAACAGGTTCATCAAATGGAAGTGCAATGTTTTGAAGTCCTTGTGATAATTTAATATCGTTTATTACATCCGATATATTCATATCATCACCACCTTACTTCTTAACGACTTTATGCATTACCGGAGAGGATTTATCATAATACGCTTTTCTTGTCTTTTCGTCAAGCTTAAACTTGAAGAATGTTGAATCCGAATTAACGATCCAAAGATAGATCTTCATATCATCTCGGTTAACCTTTGCCAGTTTCTTAAACTGGTTATCTATCATTCTTATCAGAGAATTCAATTCTCCATTTGATTCAGCATCCTTCAATGTAGATTCTACTACGGATTGGAGCTCCTTGGTTCTCTTAAGATAATTGAAGTTGATCTCTCTGAATTCCGAAAGGTTGATCTTTCTTTTATACTCTTTATCAGTAAACATTTTGTCGAAAAATGCTCTTGATATTGTGAGTACCTTTCCTTTATATTTATCCGAACCGTTATCAGCATATTTCTTGTATCCGTCCAGATAAGATATGAGTTCATCTATTATCTTATCATAGTTCAGTATTTTGTATTGAACTCGGAATACATCTTTAGCTTTATTATATTCTTTAGCAACATCCTCAAAAAGATTTTTATTGTTCTCTACGGTTGTTGTCATAGAAAGATTCTTTACATCCATTGATTTATCCCTCCTTATACTGTTGGGTAGTTAACACGCCAAATCTGATCAGTCCTATTGATAGGACGAATCTTCAATATCTGTGCAAGCAGGCTTTCGAGCTGTGCTTTAATAGTTACGAGATATTGACGTGTATGAGGTACGATATACTTAGGATCCTGAGTATCAAGTACGGTGATGTACCAATCTACCAGTTCTATCTTAGAGCAAGTATAACCGGCTAACATAGCTTGATCATTTGCTGAATGTATATCATTCATCTCGCAAGTTATGTATGCTACCACGTCTCTTCCGATGGGTTTTAGCTTTTTGGGCTTCTTTGTTAAGAAACCTTCCTGATGCATCTGGTTGTTTGCGATAGTTTTTGTCTCAGCCGACATAGGCATTGGTGATTTGTTAACTGAACCATCAGCGGTGGTTTCCTCTGTTGGTGCTCCATCTTCAGATACCACATCACTAGCAGGTTCTGTTGTAGGTTCAACTGCAGAATCAGTTGGTGTATCTATTTCAGGATCAGAAGGTGTTTCAGCATTGTCGATATCATCTTCCTGAACAACTGTCTTACCAGTGGGAACACAGCTATTACCACACTCAGATACACGTTTATATCTTGCGATTATGCCATTGGCAACATCTGTAGCTATAGGATCTTCCTCAGGTGCAGCAGGTTCGGTCTCTTCATTATTGTCCATTGATGCACTCAATGTTTCCTCACCAGTTTCATCAGATTCAGTTGTAGTTGTGGGAACACAGTTATTACCGCATTCTTCAACAGTATTAGTGTCACCACACTCTTCAACTTCTTCTGTCTTATCTGTCTCATCTGCATCATCTTCTGCATCAGATGCTGAATCATCATCATCAGGATCAACGGCAGGAGGAACATCGTTTATTCCATCCTCTTCAGGATTGCTGGGTTCCTCATCAGGCGCATCAGGATCACGTTCGAATTCATCCATATCATAATCATCGTATGAATCAACTGTATCATCATCAGATACAACATCGCCGGGATCAGTATCATTTACATCATCAAGCTCATTATTGAGTCCTGATATATTTTTACCGATATCAGGTGTATAGAAACCTTCCTTATCCTTTTCGAGATAATTGTCAACTACACCATTTACAGAATCACCATTTGCATTAGCAGCAGTTACATCCTTAACGAAATTAACGCCGTTGGTTCTGTCAGCATCAGTAACATTAAATGAACCATCATCACCCATTCTACCAACTACAATAGCGATCATGGGTTTAAGGTTCTTAGGAGGTTCTTTACCAACATTGATCATTGCATCATAAGGAATTGATGTTCTCTCGATAACTGAAGCATTCTTATCAATATCATCAGCATCATCAAACACAGATCCATCGGCAATAGCTTTTGCCAAGTAACCTTCCTGTACAGTATCCATGTTCTTAGGACAGAGAACTCGTACATTGTTATCATTGTCTTTGTATAGTCTTACATTGTTTCCACCATATTCAGAAACAAATAAGTTATTCTTTCCATGAACAACATTCGCATATTCGGTTATAACAGAATACTTCTTATGTTCGATCATAGCTTTAATAGTATTCATAACAGTACTGTTCATTTAATAACACTTCCAATCTTTTATATTTTTAAGGAGGATCCATTATGTCTACAAATTGTTTATGTTTATTAATAATCATGCTGGTCGCCATATCCATTTTACTGATATTGACATCAGTTCTCTTCGTCATTATTTTAAGAATGAAAAAAGAAAATAATGACATAATATCATCATTGACTTTCTCGGTATACCAATTGAAAGTAAACCAAGATAATTCAGATGATAAATTATTCAATATGGATAATGATTATAAGAAGGCTCTTACCATAATCAATAAGAACATAGGATCGTTATCCAGTGGTATCGACAACGTTGAAAAGAAACTTGATAATGTTATTAAAACAAAAAATCTTTTAAAAGAGTTTAGATTACCTTCACCTGAAGAATCAAAAGCAATGAGAGAAACCATATTAGAAAATATCAATATGGAGGTTTTATTATCAAAGAATCTTAAAATCGCAAGAAGGGATTCCACGCGAAGTATTATAGATAATACCTTAGAAACATATTCTGATATAGAACCTGAATATGTAATTAAAATGTGTTTAGCAATGATAGAGAATTTTTTAGAAACAGTGTAAAATAATAGACGGGGGCTGTTGCCCCCGTCCACTTTAATTATTCATGTACTTTATGTACGATTAAGGCATGCTGTTGCCGCCGTCTTCTCCACCGTCTGTGATGTTAGAAGGAGTTGTAACACCAGCCTTGATATCAGGAACGAGAACAGTGTTCTTGCAGATAACACGACCCTGAATACCCTGTACAGAGATTGTCTTGTACTGAGCAGAGGTTGTGATAAGAACTGCCTGACCACCAGGATTGTTGATATCAGCGTAACCAGCATTCTCAGGAGAATTTGTGAGGTGACGTGCGAAACGGAGGTGCTTGTAGGAGATGTGGAACTTATCCATTGGATAAGCAACGATCTTGAAGAAGTACTCCTTAGACATTGTGCCCTCAGGAAGAGGATTGCCCTCCTCATCCTTCTGGTATGCAGGGATGAGTGTGTAAGCGTCAACACGGTTAGAAGCAACAACACGGATCGGGAGATCGCTGTCAGTAAGGATACCGAAGCTGTGGTTCATCTGAACACCACCGATTTCTGTGCTCTTCTTAACAGTCCATGTTACGAACTTATTGAGGAGACGACAAGCCTTGGGGTTAGCATAGATAACGAAGCCAAGGTTCTCAAGCTTACCACGATCGCAGAGCTCATAGATTACAGAGTTGATTGCGTTGTGGATAGCATTGGTTCTGTACTCCCAAGGATCGCCTGCGAATGTAGGTGAAATGGAAGTAGGATCAAGGTCACAGAACTCAGTATGTGTATAGCTCTCGAGAGCGAATACGTCTGAATCGTAACCATCATACATCTCGAACTGCTCGTCGAGGTACTCAAGGATTGACTCATCCTCGAACATTTCCTGATTAACAACGAGCTCCTGAACGAGTCTGTTGTAGAGGTTGAAGTTCAGTGCAGCGTTTGCCTCAGCAAAGTCTTCAACTGTGAAAGGAAGCTGGAATCTGCAACCATCGGAGATCAGGAACTTACGGATGAGAGGATACTCTCTGAAGCCGATTGTTCTGAGGTTTGTCTCGTTTGAGATGTGACCAGAAACATAGAGACCTACGATTGTGCCGCATGAAGAAGCTGTCAGTGTGCCCTTAACGAAGTCAACACGACCAGAAAGCATATCGCTGATAGCATCTGTAACTTCACCTGTAGGAATATTTGTATTAGGATCAACAACGGGAAGCTTAGCATCTGCGAAGTCACCGTTAAGGAATACACCACCAGTCTGGATATCAATAGCGATACCAGCGCCAGGGAGCTTAACCTTCTTAACACCAGTCTGACCAGGAGTCTTTGAGTAGTACTTACCAGTTGTATCTGTACCCCAGTCTGCAGGAGCATCATCACCAGTTACAGCGGTATATTCTTCGCCGCTCTTTGTGTAGTACTTACCAGACTCATATGCAGGAGAATAAGGAGATTCTGTTGTACCTGCACCAGAGAATGTGATAGCTGAATAACTATCCTCTGTTGAGCCATCGAGTGCAACGTACTGGATGTTGAAGTCATAAGAGAGACGAGTTCTCAGTGTCTTCTCAAATGCACCAGCCTGACCCTGTTCAGGATATGCCTCACCGTTGTCCTGGAGAAGGTGATTGAACATATCATACTTCTTGTTCTTAGCAGCAGCTATGTCAGCAAGCATGATAGGATCCTTATCGTTGATCCTTACGCCCTTACCAGCATTCCAGAGCTTCTTCCATGTAGGTGTGCCGTCAGCTTCCTTCTGCCAGTATACCTTAGGTACCTCATACTCTTCACCAGTCTGGTTGTTTACGAGATACTTAACGAATATACGCTGCTCGATGTTTGTTGAAGAAGCAGTCTGTACGGGTATGATATCCTTACCAAGGAATCTGATGTACTGCTTGATCAGAGCAGGGAAGTCGAGAGTTGAAAGAGGAAGATATGTAGCTGTGTTATAAGACTCCTGTACCAGGAAGCTCTTCTGGCTTTCATTCCATGAAGACTCGAGCTGATCTGCAACGCTCTCAAGGTGGAACTTCTCACCAGGGTCTGTCTGATCAGCAGCAGCTGTACGGATTTCCTCGAGAATAGGATCAAGAAGCTGTACCTTGTATTCCTGCATGATCTCGGGGTTATCCATCATCTTCTTGGCATCTCTCATTACGTTGATGCCGTTATATGTGTTGGCGATATCAGTAACTGTTTCCTGAAAATTCTTAGCAAAAGTGTCGCTAAGTGAATCCAGCTCTGCAGCAGATGAGTTGTTAATCATGTTCATCTGTTCCTGGAACCATGATCCGTGGCCATTGTTCATATTTGATACATTGTATGCCATGAATAAAACACTCCTTTTGATTTAAATTTCGAAAGATATTGTCTTTCATTATTGACCTACGTCAATTTTTCTCAGATTAGTATCAATTCGATTCAGTAGAAGTACATATAAGCTGTCCAGTTTTTGGTAGAACAATAAGTTCTCACCATAACCAGAATCTACGAAATCATTGATAACGTATTCTTGTCCTTTTTGAAGGGCAGCCTTCAGTTGGTTCATTGACTTATCATTAGATTTAATGATATCATTTGGGAGTAGAGGTATAGTATCTTTGATACTTGTTATGATGTCCTCTATCTCTCTATTACGATTGACGAATTTAGTGTATAACGACTGATTCAAAATATCATTCGCTTTAGTTGAAAGCTTTGTATCCTGTTTATCAGCTTCTTCGTCACCACCACCTTCACCAGAAGTCTCTTCGCCTTCTGAAGATTCACCACTATCCATGTCATTCAGACCACCCATTCCAAAGTCGTCCTCATTCATTTCTGGTGGTGCTTCGACATCACCTTCGCCACCACTTGGTTCTTCAGTAGCAGCAGGGGTAGTCTCATCAGCACCAGCATCTTCTGGTGCAGGAGCATTCTCATCGAATGCTTGCATCTCATCTCCATCAGCCTCCATGACCATGAAGAACAGATCTTTGTTTGGCACTGGTTATATCCCCCCTTTGTGTTATGCCAAATCACTTGGATGCTTAATCAAAGACCTCTTTGTTTGAGGAATCTTCTCAATAAGCTTCTGACGAATTCTCATCAGTTCATACTTTTGTTTTAATGCTTCAGGGGAATTTGAATTGCTAAGATCTCTTATTTTCTGATCTGTTATTTCAAGTTCAGTCATAAGCTCATTAGCCATTTCATCCTTGAGTCTATGTTTATCGATAGCCTTAAGGCCCTGAACTCCCACATATCCGACTCCCAGGTACGGACTTAATGCAGTTAAAACACCAGTCATTCCAAGCTTGGTAGCAAGTCTAGCTGCTTTGAGTACAGCAGAACGATAGCTAGGATTATCGAACATCTCGGCCTTGACTTGATCTTCGTCTCTTTTGATTACAGAGTTCACAACATTGTTGATCCACTGCTTTGTTCGAGAAACGGGTTTTAGGACAGCCTTGCCGGTATTAAGTGCTTTGGTCGTAGCTTTCTTCGCTCCCTGTTGAGCAGGTAACGTTTTCCTGTCACGATCCATAGCCTTAGTTAAAGAATCCTCCTTAGGAGGTTTTCCAGCATCACTTCTATCTGATTGGGGCGCCGCAGATTCCAAGAATGCGAACATCTCTTGAACGGTTTTACCATTCGAGAAAGTTTCACTCTTCTTCGATTCCTTTAGCTCAGCAGATGTGCTGCTATTATTATTATTGTTAGAACCAGATTTATCAGTTTTTACTGAATTTGATGATGTGGTTCTTTTATTGTTAGAGGAATCTTTGTTTGAAGAAGAATCATTGTGAGAATTCGTATTCGTGGTTGTTGTGTTAGTCACCTTACCAGTAGAACTATCAGTGGTTGTGCTGGTATTATATGAATCCTTATTGAAAGAATTCGTATAGTTGTTTGTGATATTGATGACTGTTTTTGCTTCTTCTTTCTTGTTTGCAGGTGTGTAACCTGAACCAAGCATATCATTGATATCATTGCTATCGGTAGAAAGCTTTGTATCAATTGATTGTGTAAGATCCGGAATAGGATTCTGAGGAACTCCTTCAGGAAGATCAACAGGAACTGTTTGTGTCTTCATATTATCTGATAGAGCTATTCTGTTCTTCATGTAGTTTGGAATACTTCCATCCTCGGGAGCAGCTTCCATTACAACCATGAATTCATCAAAATCCATAACAGTCGATTCTTCAACTGTTTTTTCTTCCTTCTCGTCATTTTTATCTTCGGGTCTTTCCTTTACAGGAGCATCCTTTAAGAAGCCAAGAGAAGATTTCATTTTAACGATGTCATTTGCGATTACTGATACTTTCTTTGCAGGACCTGATTCCTTTATATTCTTATGAATGAAAGGATTGAGTTTCATACCATTTACGGTAGAAAGAAGATCCTTAATCTTGATCAGAAGCTCTTTGAGAGTATCAATGTCTTTTACTTTGACACCACCTGAACCGATAATAGCACGGTCGACATACTTCTTTGCTTCCTTTACATTCTTGAGTGTCTCACCAGCTCTGAACATCGAAAGGCATGAATTGTTTGTCCATTTATTTTCCTTGGACATTTTTACAATTCTACCCATATCATCCATCAGCAAACCAACAGATTTGTTGAGTCTGTTATGGTTCTCTTCAGTAGTTGCTTCCATGATAACTTCATCGGAGAACTGTTTCATGAATGCATATTCATCAACGAACATTTCGTCATTAATAAATCCAAGTTCACCCTTGAGAGCAACTATCTGTTTGGCAATATCAGCCATCTTTCTTACACGTTTCTGGATACCTGTATTCTGTGTAAGATTAATGTTCTTAAACCAGTTCCTGGGATTTAACCAGAACAGCTTAACAGTACCCCACATGTCTGAAACGAGATCTCTCAGTTGAGATAGAGTTGACATCTGTTCAGATGTGAAGTTACCAGCCTTACCGTTAACAGCCTTACCAAGCCAATGATGAAGCTGTTTTATATTGGTATGCTCTTCAGAAGAACCATTGATGTTGGGACACAAGAAGAACAAGAACATTGAAGTTGTTGTTCTGTACTGACGTGAGAATGTGTTGTTATTCCAACGATGCTGTTTATCCATTGAAACGATTTTCTCACAATCATGCATCAGTGAATTGATTGCAGACTGAAGTCTTATACGACGCTGCGGAACAGAAGCCTCTGCATAGAATGCTTCAAGAGATTCTACATCATAAGATTCGCCAATGTATTCGTCAACAAGTATAGGTGAAACATGCTCATTGAACATACGATCATCGATGGTATCAATTTCTTTCTCAATAAGAGCTGAGAATTGATCACAGTATCTCATATCATTATGAGTCATTGTACCGAACTTTTTCAGTTCAGTCGATACATACTCATTGACAGTTTCTGTTGTATCAGGTTTAGTCTCAGTTGGAGTACCTGTTTCATCGGTCTCCTTGGGAGCCTCTTCTGTATATGCTGTCTTAGAACGAGAGTTCTTATTGATCCTACCACGGATCTCCTTAACGAATGCATCCTCCATCTTTTCTTTTGTGATGGATTCAGGAGCAACATTATATGCAAGATCCAAATATATTCTGGAATCGAATATATTGAATATTGTAAGTAATGTGTTATTTGCAATAGATGCATCAGCATCATTTATCAATTTAAGTTTACAGAAGTCCTCAATGAACTTGATTGTTCCTTCCTTATCGGATTTGAAAGTAGAGAACAAATCATAATTCTCGAATCTACGAGCACCGTTATTCTGTGACAGAATTGATGCATAAGAATCCGTATACTTCTTCAACTTAGCCGACAGATCAGCAGGTGTCTTCTTAGGATTAGTAAGAACCTTGACGAGTATATACGGAATAGTCGTTCTACTCATACGATCTACCAACTTAGGAATTGTATTTGCATCCTGGAAATACTTGAGGAGATCGTCTGTTGTATCACATTTACGAAGACCTGATACAAGATCATTGACAGCACTTTCGAATTCGTTTGAGATCATGAACTTCTTCTGGGAATCAGAATACTTCATGTTCTGAGGTTTATCATTGATAAAATAATTAACCTCTGCAGCTTCCTGAACTGTATCATCTACAAGGATTTCATATCCATCAAGATTCTGACGGGCTTCCATTCTTTCCTTCTGACTATCAAAGTCGAGAGCATCAGGTAACGAAACATTCTCGTTCTGAATAAGACCCTCTACATATGCAGCATCATCGAAGAACTTTTCTTCAAGATCAAGACCGGGTACTTCGTCAAAAGGAATAACCTTATCAAAGACTTCCAGTACATCAGCATATTCAGCTGTCTTGTAGAATAATTCGAATGTATAAATACCATTGATGAATTTAGTGAAAGCCTCGAAGTTATCAGCTATCATATTCAGGAACTTGAAACCGATATATGATTCAACTGCCTGTATGAGTGCTTCATTATTAGAATCCATGATTGTACCATAGACTCCATTCTCAGGATCGATTTTATCAATCTCACCATTAATGAGATTCATCATATCCTGAAACTTATTTTCATCAAATACCCAAGATGAATCAACCACATTCAGACGAGAGATAATTCTCTCCACAGTTGGATCAAGATCCATTCCTTCATCGAGAACAGGAAAGTTTTTATTCTTGAACTGTGAAGAGAAAAACTCATTGATGCAGTTGATAGCAGTCTGGATATTGGTGAAATAAGATTGTTTGATTATAATTTTATTTTCATCCATTTATCCATCCTCCATCATCCGAGTATTATTGACAGTGCTTCCTTACGAATATCGCCCTTGAGAGGAATATGAATTCTTGAGTTTGTATCTGCTTCCTGGAATACAATGTTACCATTGTGAATTCCCATGATCTCATCTGTAGAGAACTGGAATGATTCGCACACAACTTTCATATTCTCATCCTGCTCACAACAGTACTTCGCCAATTCCTTCAAGAAGATGACAGCACCTTCCTGATATGGTGTTGGAGTAATGTCAGCCTGTGCACCAGCATGTGACGGAAAGTCAACCATATCAAATGTGATAACCTTTGACACTCTCATGTTAGGCTGGTTTACAGGAGCATTGGGTATCATGTTTCCAAGAAGACGAACAGAAAAGCATGGGATTGAACCGATATCAATGATTTCTGATGCAACAGCTCTACCACACTCTGTACGAGGATGTGTGATAATATGTCCACGATATCTGTCACCTTCAAGACGGGGTTTCGTAATAAAGTGTGAAGTTCTTATTGGTTCAGGAATAGTCATACGGATATCAGAATACTGTTGACCCTTGATGTCCGGATTTGGATGGTTCCATTCACCTCTCCACTGATGACGTCTCAACAGATCGTTGATTCTTTCATCAGATGCAATAACAGTATCAATGTTATTTGCATCATAACGACGTCTCATACGATTGTACTCGTTAAATGTCATCAGAGTAGATTCGAACTCACAGTACGGAAGACCTTCTGCAGATTTCTTGATTGTATATCCATTAACATTCATTTCTGACATAACAGGAGCTTCCTGTATAAAACAGGCAGTCTCATACTTGTTAGTCTGATTACTCTTCTTAGGCATACAAGTTCTTCCTTTCATATAGTTTGATATGAGGGGTTTTATTCCTCATTGTTTTTGGTTCTCACATTGACATTTAATGTTGGATTTGCATCCTCTTCGGCTTTCTTCTTATCAGCTGCTTCCTTATCGAACATAGGAATGATAATTGCAAGCATAGAATCATAAAGACCGAGCTCGAGACCAATATACTTCGTGAGAGCCAGAGTTACTGAACCGATATTGGCAAGCTCTGTATGGATCTTGGTGATATCCTTCACGAGCTTATTGAATGTGGAATTATTATTTCCCTTATCGAGCATTATCTTAACCTTTTTGAATTTCTCCAAAGCATTCTTGGATGATTCGATATTCTTGTTGAGAAGATCATCTATCTTATCTATGCTATCTGCCACTTCAGATACGGGGTATTTCTTACAATACTTTGAGAAAAGTGTTTGCTTCTTTAGACGGGCCTTGCGAACATCCGAACCACCTTTGATGTCACCTACCAGATCAGCAACTCCACCTTGGACTTTTTCGATTTCGTCTTTGAGAGGCTTATTATTCTTCTGAATTGCACGTGTAGGTCTATTGACAATTGCAGACCTGACATCACTCTTTGTCAGAACTGTTGCTTTGTTAACGACACGCTCTGTATATGCATAACTATATTCAAGGAATTTTATCCAAGCATCAAACTTGATATGTGTTTTGATCTTCTTTTCCTTTACAAGTATCTTTGTCTTGTTATCAGGCTTCTTTTCACCATCATCAGACTTTTCTTCGTCACTGTTATCAGTAAGCGCTTCTTTTGTTTCAGCTTTTTCTTCAAAAGAAGAAGCCGCCTTGTCGAGCTTGTCCCCAGCAGGACCATTATCGATCTTATCCTGAACATCGCTGCATTCTTTATCAGATTTCTTAGAAAGTTTTCTGAGTTTATCAGAAATGCCTTCCTTTGCTTTCCTGAAGAAAGAGGCAATTGCTGAACCGATCATTTTGAAGAAACTGATAATAGCGTCAAGCATCTTGGAAAGGATATTACCTTGCTTTTTATCCTTCTTCTTAATGTCTGCGTTTGATTCAGTATCACCCTTTTCAATGGTTGACTCCTGAATGATAGAAAACATGCCGAAATCAACATCGTCATCAGAACAGTATTCAAGAATATCATATGCTTTGTCATATGATGCACATAATGATTCAAATACATCGATATTTGATTCGATGACAACTTCATCGATTGAATCAATAATTTCTTTTGAAATCATCAATCATACCTCCTTTGTTTGTATAATAGAAAGAGATATCCCCGAAATGGGGATATCTCCTCATTAGATATATTATCTATACCAGTGATTATTGATAGCTGCTTCGGCTTCATCCTCTGTTGCAGACTCCTGAACAGCTTCTTCACCCTCAGGAATTTCTTCCTGTGTGGATTCAAGACCCGTTTCCTCAGGTGTCTCCGCACCATCAGCCTGGGCAGGGTATGTTGCAGTACTATCCTCTTCGAGATTCGAAGTAAGGTCATCAGTAGCTGCTTTATCATTACCAGGATTTGAATCCTTTGTAGCAGGCTCCTCACTGTCAGATTTGCCGTAATCGAGAGACTTGTCGATATCTCTAGCATCCTTGATCTTCTGGACGAAGTCGGTACAAATCTTCTTCAGAGACCTGAACCAACCAGCGATCATGCCACCAACCTTCTGGAACCAACCAGCAAATTTGGACAGAATCTTCTGTATATTACTCTTTGCAGGGAAATTCTGTGAGAAAGCATTGATCTGTTCGTCAGTGAGCTTCATTACATTGGCTGTCTTCTCCATTGTAGCGATAAGCTCTTTACCTTCTTCTGAATCAGGATCAAGATCTGCAGTAATGCCGTCGATTACCTGCGGAATAGTGTATTCAACTGTATCAGCGACTACGATATCAGCATTCGTCATCTGGTCGAATGTTGTATTCAGAGCATTGAGTTCTGTTTCCATAGCACTGATATCAGTTCTGTTATAGTCGATCTGTTTAATCTCACCGTTGGTTGAACCAGGAAGACCACCCTTTATATATCTTTCATGATACGCTGCACAATCCTTGAAGAACTTAGGAAGTGATGTAATAGCATCCTTCAGGCCCTTGAAAGATATGTTTGTCTTAAACTTATTCCATACGACCATCTCGAATATTACGCCATACTGCTTGAAGTTATCAGACGTTTTCTTGAAGAAACCACTGATACCCTGAATAAATTCTGTGAAGAGCTTCTTCAAGTTATCCTTGTTGAACCATGTAGCAACGCCGAGAACAAGTGCAAGCATAGCACCACTTATACCGAGTTCTTTCGCATGCTCTCTTATCCAACTCTCATCCTTACCGATGATCTTATTGAAAAGACCTTTGAATTTATCAGAAAGACTCTCTGCTTCCTTTGCAGCCTTCTTTGCAGTAGGAACAATTTCACCGTTCCATGCCTGCTTGAGGAATTCCCATATCTTCTTGAGGATATTAGGAATAAACATCAGTATCTTCATTCCCAGACCAGGTTCCTTCTTAGCCTCAGCTACCTCAGCTTCCTGGAATATAGAGAACATCGAAAGATCTTCAGTATTTGAATACTCGGTTATCATAGCCGCTTTATCATAAGCAAGAGCCAATGAACCCATTACATCAAGTGTCGATTCCATAGTAACATCGTTGACATTATCGATAGAACCAAGAATTTCATTACGAACATTGATTTCGTTCATAAATATTTCATTCCTTTCGTATAATTTTTTAATAAACTTCTAATTTGAAGCTTTAACTTTTCGTATCGTAAAATCATTCAGAACCGATTTCAAGAGCAGATGTCATTTCAGAAACAGTGTTGATGTAATTATTGATTGCATCAACCGATTCTGTTATAAGGATCTGGGTATCGAGAATACCACGAAGAGTCATTGCAACCTCTTTCTCAGCTTCAAGGTAATCCGTCTGTTTTCTATTTGGATTATCTACCATAGAGGTATATTTTTCACTTAGTTTCTTCGCCAGATCACATACCTTATTTAGATCATCGATTATTTCTGACGAATAGCTAATGAAGCCGTCAATCGGATGATATTCAGCCTTTGCATTAAATTTGGAAGCAATTTTCTCAAGATGATTACGATAATCCGATACGAGTGTTGCTCCATTCTTACCCTTCATGATAGTAGCACTATCATGTTCTTTCTGAACTGCGGCAATTGCACCACCACGTGTCATCTTACCCTCATCATTGACGTTCTTTTCAAGTTCGCCGTTTACGACTTTACGTCCAATGAATTGTGATGCGTTTGATATAAAGGTCTTTGTTTCTTTGATCCATTCATTGATGGTGTCAGTATCAAATGTGACATGAAGGGTTCCTGTGTTTGGATCTATTTTACAAAGAATTTTTTCAACCTCTGTCTTGTCATAATTGAGTAGATGTATGTTGAAAAATCTCTTAAATGCATCAAAAAGTTTCTTTAAGAAATTGATAACTGTTTCAACAGCTTTCTTACAAGCATCTGCCGCAGATTTAATTTTTTCTGCTGCTGCATCAGCTACGTTCGATATTTTTTCAACCGCAGCATCGGTTGCTTCACGAACACCCTTGAGAACATCTTCATCAAGTTTCTTATAGATCTTTCCTTTAAAGTCATTAACCTTCTCAACGACCAGCTCTTTTTTGTTATTGAGGTAATATGCTGATCCACCAATAACAATTGCACCAAGCCCAGCTTTCAGACCGAAACTCATGAGTTTACGTTTTGTTATTATCTTATTTATGTCAGACTCCGTCAATTGGCTATTGAGGGATGCATATAACATTTCTTTTTCAGATTCTGATAACTTGCTAAGATCAACACCCAACTTCTTGGCTTTCTTTTCGAGCATCTTCATTTTCTTTGCTTCGAATTTTTTCGCTGAAAGATCTTTGAGACGCTGAATGAGTTTTGGTATAATACCAAAAATACTTTTAAGAATACCCTGTTTTGCTTTATCTTTTCCAGAAACCTCTTTGTCATTATCCGTTGCGGCTTCCTGAAATATTGAAAAACAACTTATGTCATCAGAATCAAGATATTCCAGAATCATCAATGCTTTGTCGTACGTAGTAAAAAGAGATTCCATAACAGCTTCCTGTGATTCATCCTGGGATGCATCAATGGCTGTAAGTATGTCAAACACTAATATCACCTCCTGTTATACCTTTACATCGTTAATGCGATACATTATGTATGTTGCTATCAAACAAATATAAGCTCGAATGATTGATTCATCTATTTTATATTTCTTTGACAGCGTTAATATGATTGGTTTACCAGCAATAGCCCTATCTATTGCTGTAGGAAGATTTGTTATACGTGATATATATTTTACAGAATTTATATCATCAATCGAATTACCCTCTTTGGATATAAATACATAAAATATCGTATCGATAATAAGACCGATATCCTCAGTTTTTATCTCCTGAGCAAACTCATATAAAGTATCAACTTTAACATTCTTGAGTTTTGCAATACCACTGTACAAATCTCCCTTAGAACAATAGAGTTGGTCTTTTCCGTTTATACGACGAATGAGACCTTCTCGTAGTTTAACGGTGTTATTGGTTTCAAAATACATATCATCGGAAGATACATCACTACCAACCAAGTTACCCTTATTTTCATTGACAGTGTCAAAATACTGATTCGCCAGTAAGCGTAGGTTCTGTTGGAAGGATGTTCTGACACGATTGAGAAATTGAACCATCACCGACGTGTCCAAATCAAGATCAAGTCTGGTACGCCAGAATTGATACGCCGTCTCAATTGTCAAATCGATCCAGTTTATAACATTCTCGCATTTAACAAGATTCCATGAATTATCAAGATTCATGTATGTATAAGCCATTGTCGATTCGATAGGATGAGGCGGATGGAAAAAATGATTGAATGTATTATTATAAATCGAAAGACCCATCTGCTGACGTGCAGAATCACGTAATTTACGATTGCCTACATGGTCAGAATATATGAGTACTATCGAATGTATAACATTCGTTGGATTTGCAATAATGGTTTGGAAAGAAGTTTTATCAGAAACACCTTTGAGAATTTCTTTGAGATTTTCTTTAAATGAGTTCTTTTGGAAACCAAACATTGCAAAAATATTATCTACATAAGAACGAGGAAATGATACTGCTTTGGTTGGAAACTCTTTAGACAACATCTCGGAATTAGCCTGTAAGAATTCTTCACCATAAGCAATATATTCCCTCTGCTTCTTAGGTGTAGCAATTATACGCATGATCGGTTTTACGATCGTTTCATTTAGAGGAATATCTTTTGTACCATAAGCTTCAACGAAGACTCTGGCTTCCTCCTCAGTGAAATCATCCTGTTCAAGGAAGATCATTATATATTCCTCCTTTATGTATTACTTGCGATTCTTCTTCTTATTCTTCTTGGAAGGCTGCTTAGGAGCCTCCTCTTCTGTAACCTTTTCAGCAGGGAACTCATCGAGATCAACATCCTCTACAGGAATCTCGAGCTCTTCTTTTTCAGCAACAGGCTCTTCAACCTTCTCTTCAACAACTGAAGATTCCTCTTCTGCAGGAACCTCAACAGCAGTCTCGATAACACTATCGAGAGTCTGAGCAAGATCAATGCCGATTTCATCAGGCACTTCTGTTACAGTTACATCGGGATGATACTCCTTAGCCTTCTTAGAGGTCTTCTTCGGCTTAGGTGCCTCAACGGGCTTCTCCTCAACAACAGGCTCTGTTACGACAGGAGCTTCAAATGTAGCAGCTGTTACAGGACCTGAACCTTTTGAATCAAAGATTCTGAACCTGCGATCCTTAACCAGTTTCTTGAGTATTGGTTCACTCACCTCAATATTCATTGCAGGTGCAACCTTGTTTATGTAAGGGATTACGCCCTTACCAACGATATTTACCTTCATAAAATCTTCTCCTTTTCATTTTATTATGTTTCACCTTCAAATGCAGATTTTATCTTCTCAGCAGAATAATAAGATTCTGATATGAGGTCTGTTTTTAATCCCATTGCAGCAAAATATAAATCCGCCGCAAGAAGTGTGGGTTTATCATATGCATTAGTCTTTATATCGGCTAACCTAACAGAACCTGTCTCTGCAATTGATCTGAGCATGTTGTCATATTCGGCAACGTTATCAGCACGAGCACCTGTTATCTCGGATAAGATGTCCGTGGCACCAACACCGGCGAGAAGTTCATTCTCAATACCAGTAGTAGTTCCTCCCTTAGCATCACCTTTAACTGCACCTGTCATATCATCACGATCATCGTCATTCAATGCCAAACCAGTTTTCTTGGTAACAAGCTGCTGAGTTCTTTTGACGTTAAGGTATCCAACCAATACTGGCTGTTTGGTCCTTATGGGTCGGTTCGGATTAGATGATACATGTGGAATATATACATATTCGAATAATTTGATACCGAGGTTATCAGCAGCTTTTTCGATATTCTCGAATTTCAGTGTTCTTGAGCCATCACCAAATTCTTCAATATCGAGACGTATATTACTCTTCTCATCAGCAAGGAATTCTTTTATCCATTTTGCAAATTGAGCATCATTCATTGATTTGAAAAATGATTCATACTTCTTTGCATTGATACCCGTTGGATCCATGAGTTTCAATGTTTGTGTAACGATATCCTCAATCTTTTTTCTTTTTACCGATGCATCCATTTATATCACCTACCTCACATATTTATTTTTCTTACGTACAAACGATTTAGTTTGTCATAAGAAATGCCTATGATGACATGGTCTGTTTCATTACCATAACTGACAGTCTCTGTACCAGATATTGAAACCACTAATGCATCAATACCTTCTTCGGTTTTATCAAAGAATACATCAATTGTCAATCCTGATATATCAAGTTGATTACATTGATCTGACAACTTGTTTTTGATTTCAGCAGGGATCTTTTTATCATCAGAATATTCATGAAGATAAGATTCAATATCAATACCCAATGTAGGTATTGATGGAAACTGTCCCGGCTTCATGAATAAGAGAGTGAGTATAACATTCACACCCAGTTCAAAAGACGATAATATTTTTGGTTTGTTCATCGAGTCTGTATCAAAAGCAACATCATAACCGAGAGTTTGAAATCTCCTTGGGAACTTTTTCGTTACTTCCGATAATGTAATTCCTACTTCATCCAAAGCCATATTATTCACCTTCTTCAAGATAATAATCAAGAATACAATCTTCAACATCATCAATGAATGATTCTGTCACAGTAACGCCTGTTTTACGAACAAAATCATCAATGGTTTTCTGAAGATCTTTTGCTGCTTCAGGATCAAGTTGTTTCTCTTGACGTTTTGTATGCGAAACATCCATATCATCAATACCTTCATTTTGACTTACGATATATTTCAGATATCGTTTGATTTCCGGTTTTAGATGTTTACCAGAATCCAGTATCTGTTTGGCCATTTGATATGAAACAAGTTCACGATCATATGTCAATGGATGAACATCTTTTACATTGTCATATATTTTAGAATTTAACTTATTGGCTTTGGACACTTTTTCTTTGTTAACCTTGTTCAATTGAATCTGTCTCTTGAATGATGTTATGTGTATTGGAAGATTATACATTGCTGCAAACAAATCACAGAAGTATTCTTCCTGTACACCAACAGAAACAGAGAACAAAGAAAGAACCTTTTTGATCAACATTGATAAAGCTACTATTGCCAAATAGATTATTCCAGATGCAGCCATTAATGATGAACCGAATACAAAGCCTAAACCTGCAAGCAATATGGCACATGCAGTAGCAACCATTCTAACACCTTTACGCAAACCCGTAACTGTTTTTATCATGCTCAAAGTTTTGATATAATCATCAAGCTCTTTTTCAGAGTTGGTTTTATCAACATTCTCCTTGATATCATTTTCAAACTTTTTCAATGCATTTGGGTTATCTTTTATTTTGGATAAAACATAAAATCGATTCTTTGATCTATCTTCATTAAACTCCATATCTTTTATGGAGAATGCTGATTTAAATCTGGATATTAATCCATTGACCTTTGAATCAATTGAAGCCTTATTCTCATTACTACCAACACCTGAAAATGTTCGCTTGATATCATTATGAAGATTCCTGTTTCTTATATCAACACTGTGTACGATGTTATGATATATCTCATGTAAGAGAATCGCAGTTAATGTTTGACCAAACAGTTTTCTATTAGAAGGAACGATCTGAAGGATTTGTGTTGGGTTAACATTGATGATTATATTTAATCCACCCAATTGAAAACCCTTTTTCTTTGATACGGTTATCTTACTAACAGGAGCATCTTTGGGGAACTTTGTCAAAGCAGTACCTGTGCCAGATGCATGTGATAGGTAGATTTGGAAATTACAATCAAATTGTTTTTCCAATTCTTTGAATCCCTTCTCAAAATGACCACCTTGTTTTATAAACTTATCTCTCATTTCTTTGACAAGCTCACCAGTTGGTCTAATGGACTTTGCATTGAGAGGTCTGTTACCTTCTTCAAAATCTTTCTTCAATTTATTATATTCTGATTTCTTACTACTGAATTCCAATTCAGCATATGCTTTATTGAAATGACGAATAGCACGAATAATGTGATCATTATTAAAAGAAAAAAGATCGAATGTTTTAGATGATCCAACGGGAATGTTAGATGATTCTACATAATATTCCAATGATTCATCATTGGAATTCATGGCAAACTCTTGAATCATTTTATGTTTGACATACATCATGTCAATAGATTCTCTAACGTTATCATCTGCTTCATATACAGAGTCCTGTACTATTGTGAGATCCAACATACACTACACCACCTTTCTTATTCAGGTTTATTTGTATCCGACTTGACATATATTTGATCAAAGTCAGTATAGTTTTTATCAACGATTTTTATGTAATGAATACCGGTCTTCTTGGTCTCATATGCAAGACGATTATCTTTTAAATGTTCAATCTCTCTCGAGTGTTCCATTCGAGGATGTGTGTTATCACTCTCTTTGATTTCTACTTCCAATGATAAAGATGGTATGTAGAAATCTGGGATGTAGAGATGTGTTGTCCCATCAGCCCATTTGTAATAGTAATTATGAGGTGATGGACAGATGACATCATTAGGAGACCAATCAAGATCTTTTAGGTGCTTCAGAAAATCTTCTTCATATGATCCGATGATTCTGAATTTGTGTTGGTCATCCCATAAATAATCCCTGGCTTGTGCATGATTAAAAATCATCTTGCGTTGCATATCCGCATCATTCAATAAATGCGGCTTACCGTATTTATCAACCATTCGTTTGTTATGAAAGTTATCCGCATACGCAGCCTTACATGCATCAGAACAGTATCTCTCGTATTTGAGAGTCTCTCTGTTAAAATGAACAGGGTTCTTTTTACATTGAACACATAAACGACCTGTTGGTTTTCCTACCAATAATGAATAAGCCCATTCTAAAGCATCATCACAATCTTCAGGTACTTGGTCATTGTGTTTGTATGCAATGTGTCTACAGAACCTATGTTTGTCATTAAATATTTTTGGACAAAATGGACATCTTGTATTACGCAAACTTATCAGTCCTTTCTATACATTTTAAATAGTATATATTAGCATGCGGTTCCGGATCCTATAAAAAATGAAAAAAAAAATAACCCGCGCAAGGCGGGTTATTTTCTCACT